CGGCTGCCACGGCGCGTTCCGCTGCATCCTTGGCATCCTGCTCGGCTTTGACTGCGCGAGCCTCGGCTGCCTCGGTGTCGCGTTTGGCCTTCGCCTCGCGCTCTGCGGTATCCCGCTCGGCCTTCTCAGTCGCTTCGCGAGCGACCCGCTCGTCACGTTCGGCCTGCTCCTTCGCCTGACGCTCCTTGGCTTCCATGGACTCGCGGACGATGCGCTCGGCCTCCAGTTTGGCGAAAGCGGCCTGCTGTTCCTCTTGCGCCTTCGTCTGGGTGAGGATCAAGGTGAGGCGCCCAGACACGGCTTCGTAGCCCAATTCCGCACGCTTGGCGAACTCCTCCCAATTGCGGAGCACAAACTCGTCCAGCTTCGCAATCCGGGCCTCGATCTCCGCGACAGTGGCACCAAAAGGCACGTTGCTGAGTTCGATAACATCCTTCAACGCCTGCTCGTGGGCATCCACGCGGGCCTTGACTGCCTCTTCGTAGTCCGTGAGAGGCTTGCGGGCCTGATCGCGTAGAGCGGTGAGTGCTTCCTTCATCCGCTTACGCTCGGCGTCGATGTCCGTCGCCTTGCGTTTGATGTCCATGCTCAGGTTCTTGCCGTAGTCTTCCAGCCGCGCCATAGAACTGGAGACCTTGCGGGCAAGGGATGCAATCGCCTTGCGCCCCTTTTCACACGAGATGTCCGGCTGAAACTGCTCAACTTCTTTACGGATCAGGGCGATGATTTTGTCAAGGCCGTTCGGAACGAACAGTTCCGACGCCTTCTCTTCTGGGGGAATGATTTCCCCGATGGGTGTTCCGACGATGATTTCGTCTTCGATTATGCCGTTCATGGCTACGCCTCCTGAGCGTTTGCGGTGGTTATCATGCTGTCGAGTTGCGTCTTGATTGCGGTCCAGTCGTGACCCTTGCTCTCGCAGAACTTCATCTGCTCATCCGGCGTCCAATCGAGCATGGCAAAAGCTGCCTTGACATCCTGGGGCATGAGCGGGGTTTTGAACCAGTCGAGGATGGCGCTGTACTTCCTGGCGGGGATGAGGCTGCCGGGCTTTTGTCCGACAAACTCATAGAGTTGCGCGGCCTTACGCTCGGTGCGCTTCAGTTCTTCCTTGATGTGCGTGGCCTCCTCGTTGGTGATGGGAGTAGCGTCTTCCAGGACTGCTGCGCGAGATGCGGCCTCGGTGCGTTGCTGGGCTCCAGTAAGGTCTTTGCCGCGTTGCGCCGCGTTCTTGGATACCTGCGCATCTTCGTTCTCTTCCGGGGCGACTCCAGCCAACCCGCACAGTCCTTGCCGCCGTGCATAGGAGTGTTCCGCGCCGAAGGTTTGCGGATCATTGTTCGGGCCGAGAGGGATGCCGTCATCGTTTGCCCACTGGCCGGACGAGTGGTGCAACTCGGTTACGAGATACATCCGGCCTTCAACACGACGGATTGGCTGGCGTACGCAGATCTCTTCGGCAGTGAGGCACGGAAGAATCGCCGTCAGAACGTCGGCAAGATCGGCGTAGGCATAGTCGTAACTGTATTCCTTGCCGCTGCCCTTAGCTGTCCCTTTGACGGTGGCCTTCCTGGTCTTCTTGATGGGCGGAAAGGTCTTCTGGGCGCGGGCTAGAGCGGCATCGAAAAGGCCACGTACAACAGGTTCTTCATGGAGCACGGTTGCACCTCCGGGTGCGTATGGCGGATTACGCGCCGCCTCGCGGGTGGGGGTTAGGCTTCGGTGAGGGCGGCGTCTTCGTGATCGAGCAGGGTCAGTTCGCAGTCGTACTCGGCGGGCTGGGCTGGCTTGATGACCGTGCAAACGGCTGTGCGAATGATGGAGTCTCTGACGCACAGGCCGGGGGCGTTGTGGCTGACCGTCACCGAGGAATACGTGTTGTCGTCTGTGGGGTAGGTCTTCGTCAGTGGGTGGGGGAGCAAGCGAGCGACGGCCAGGAAGCTATCCTTCTGGCTCTTGTTGTAGTGGGAGAAGGTGAGATATGGCCTCTCCACTTCCTGGTCGGGCTCCCGGTCGAGTGCGTCGGCTAACTTGCGGAGTTCGGTGGCTACTTCGTTGGCTTTTGGCATTTGATTGCGCCTCCTGAGCGCGTTTGGATCGTTGGGTGATTCTACCTGAGTGGTTTTCCCGTAGTCAAGATAAATGCGATCGCGTTGGGAAAATAGTGTTGTAAACTTCCTTCATGGAAATCGGAAACGTACTTCGGGACTGGAGACTACTGGAGCGGATGAGCCTTGCGGACGCTGCACAGCGCATCGGGATTCCGTTGAGCACCCTCGACCGGATCGAGAAAGGGTGCAGCGTGGAGGGGCGAAACATGGTGATTCTCATACAGTTCCTTTTCGGTTCATAATCCTGTAAAGAATTGTGCGCCTGAAACTATTTGCATTTATCCAAATACTGCGTGCCTCACTTTCCGAACAGTGAAAGGGTTATGTCGACAGCGGCCAGGATGAGGATGGACGCGACAACGGTGATGACGGCCCATGTGATCGTGGCGCGCAGCTCGCGGCGGGCCTTCTCTTTGCGGTACTCGGCTATTGAGCCATCGGGATCGTAGACGTGCATTGGGGGTTTCCTTTCGGGTTTGAGCGGAGATGGGCCAAGGATGCAGCCTGAGTCCGCGTGGTTAGACTGCGATGGTTTCGATGCGCGTGTACCAGCCGCGCGAGTCCCGCAAGTGGATCTGAAACTCATACGGCGCGAGCACGTTTGACTCAGACGTTGGGCCAAACTTGATATAGCCCGCGATGATTTCCTTTGCCTCTTGCACGCTTGCGACCGAGCCTACAATCTGAAAGCCGGACTCTTCGCCGATTGCGATGAGGATACCTGTTTCGTGCTTCATCGCGTCCTCCGCAGTGGATCAGGCAACGGCACCGCCGGCCTGACTGAGTTACTGAGTTGGTGTGTCATTGGGGCTTCTCCTTTTCAAAAACGATCTCGCGACCATCCTCAGACAAGTGCCACTTGGGATACGAGTCTGGATTCCGCTTGCGCCATTCAATCGAATCCGTCACAGCCTGAAGCGCGACCCGCTTGGCGGTCAACTTCTGCTCCAAGCGGGCGACTGACCGCTCGCATCCTGACCGCATCATCTCTAACTGTTGCATCGTTGCGTCTGTCATTTCGCCACCTCTGCCAGAGCTTCCGAGGCAAGTTTCGCCTCGACTAGGCGCCGATACTCGCGCGTGGATGAGCATATAGAACCGAGCGAGCCGAGCCCCTTGCCGTTCTCATCGCGGACGATGCAGCAAAGCGATTCATGGATCTCGCCCGTTGCGCATGGACACTCTGGATTGTCGCAGTCGCAACCGATGCAGTCGTCTTCGTTCCAATCGAAGTAGTAACCGAGCGCCGCGGCATCCCGTTCTGCTTTGGCAAGCTGCCTGGCGCATCGCGACCGGCCGGCCCTTGGAGTTTCCGTCTTGGGATCGTAGGAATAGCCAGCATGTTTGAGGAAGAACAGGTATGCGGCTTGCTTGGGAGTGGTTGGCTTAGACATTGGCCACCGCCGCTCTCTGCTTTAGTTCCCAGTCGGGTACAAATGCAGCGGAATAAGCTCCCAACCGTCGCGAGGTCGGGCCATCAGCTAGACGGAAGTTGCTCCAGTAGCACGGCACTGCGGAGGTGGTAAAGGCTTCATCGGCGGTAATCGGAAGCTCTGCAATCAGTTTGCGGTTCTGGTCGTAGAACCGAGCCAGCTTGGTCGATTCCAAAGTCACACCCGAAAGCTTCATCAGGTGGATGCGCATTTCAGTTCCTGTCGTCATTGCTGGATACCTCTCTCAGCTATCAGTGACCTCTGTTCTGGTCTTGAGTGATTAGATGCTTCCCCAAAGCCAATGTCAAGACAATTCTTTAGATAAATGCAAAGTATTTTCGCGGTATCTATATATAGAGGAGTGGAACAGAGCGGGAGGAAGCCCCATCCCCCTCCCTGCTTGCCCCCCCCCGTTCTTTCCGAATCTGCGCGGTGCCCCCCTGGCGAGCTCCTGGGGCTGTCCTAGGGCCTCAGTGGGGCGTTGCCGCTTGTCTTGTCAGTAACTTAGGCGGAGGCCCAGGATGGCCGGCGGTTAGTTGTCTCCAATGGGGGAGGGTGAAGGCTCGGACTACCTCGAGCCCCGGATTTCAACTCTCCCAAAAATAACCCTTGACAGGTGATGATGACATAGGTGATGATGATGACATGAACAAATTACGAGCATTGATCCAGTGGTTATGGGAGCTTGAAGTTGAGGAGCACAAGCATTGGTGCCCTATGGGGTGCGACTGTTACCACAGCTCCGTCTGCTGGTACTGTACGGGCCTGTTTTGCTCCGCGATCGTGTGGAAAAAGTGCCCTAACTGCGAGGATAACCGTTTCAGAGTTTGCCATGGATCCATGGGGACGGGTGCTCGCGTGTGTGATTGCGGGTATGGGAGAGGCTGATGTTGGATTGCAGGAAGTGCGGGCATCAGTGGAATCCGATAGTACCGACGCCGCTGAAGTGTCCTGCGTGCAATCAGCCGAGGTACTGGCTACCGAAAGTGAGGAATGTGAATGGAGCTTCTAGAGCAGATGAGCATGACGCGCGAGCAAAGGTTGGGAGAGTTGGGAAGCGAACCGCCGTGTCCTCAGTGCGGCAAGCCAAGGGTAAGCCGAAGCTCTTACATCCGGTGCAACCCGTGCGGGATGAACTGGGGGGAGGGGCAGGACATATTCAAACATCCTCACATGAAGGCCATTCCGTCTACCGGGCCGGCGATCGACACTACTGCTCCGACTGCAAAGTGAATTTCTAATGTGTAGGAGTCCCTACTGGGACAGGGAGCGGGTCAATGATACTCAAAAAGATACTGTTTCAGGGGGTGGCGGTGGGGCTTCAGATCACCGCCGAGAACGAAGACGAAAAGGAATTGCTGCGGTGTCTATCGGGGCTGAAAACGGCTCAGTCGAAGAAGTTCAATCGCGATCCACTGCCAGCCCTGATTCTATGCCCACTACTGCCGGGAGATGCCCTGTACACGAAGGAGTAGACTGCGGGTTCGCCAAGGCTGGCGGGTGGTGGTGCTCAACCGATGGGAGGATGCGATGACGGATTTCTTAGCGGCGTTCGGATATGGGCTGTTTTGCTGCTGGCTCGGATGGCTCGCGCGATCGATTCAGAAGGCTGAGATGAAGTCGTTTCCTGCCCCAAAGCGGGACGCGAAAGGAAGGTTCAAGCGATGAGCCTCTGGATCAAACTCGAAATTCGTAATGACGGAAAGGTCTATGTGTTCCAGAGCGAGAATGGTTACAAGTACGAGCCTTCAAGTTTATTCGGGCACTCGCCCCGGGAGGCATTACTGAAGTTGGCCGACACGATGCAGCGCAGACCATCACACCCAGAGAATGCCCGATGATGCACTTCCTCTTCAACTCCTGGTGGGGCGCCTGGATCATCGGGGTCGGATGTGGGTTCGCGTTCGTCAAGCCCGCATGGAAGGATGTGAAACGATGAGCCTGTCCCCCACCGTCCTCGCGCAAGTCGCTACCATCCAAGCCAAGCTGCGGGAGCACACCATCGGCTCGCCACAGCCCACAGATAGCGTTGACAACCCAGTATGGGAAGACCCGAAAGGAACAAAATGACCCACCGCCGCATCAATCTCATCTACGCCGCCATCGCCACGCTTATATTCACAGTCGCGTGGTACGCCGCCCACCCACAGCAACCCAGACCCCCAGTTCTGCACCGCCCCATCTCTACCGCTTGGGATGTGCCTGCTGTCATGTTCACGACCCCAGCTTCACATCCATGCAATCACCAATGGCCTGCCGGGGCAGTGGTTGTCCCTGCGGTATGCATCACGGAAGACGAGACACACTGGAAATGTTCCGATAGAGCCAGGGCTCTCCTTCAAAGCGAGGACGGGGTACACCACTGCATCCTCTTCCCTCAACAGCAAAAAGAAATAGTCACAGTTACTCACAAGGAGACGAAGAAACCATGATCACAGAAGTCGTAGGAACCAAGCCCGCCGTCAAGCCCGAAACGCCCGTGAAGCTCAACCGCCACGTCGCGATCGCGCTCACCCACATGAAGCAGGAACGAGACACGCTCGACAAGAAGATCGCCACCCTCACCGCGGAGCGCGTGAAGGTCCACAAGGCAATTCTGGAGATCGAACCGGAGTAGAATTTTCCCGAAAGGAATAGGAAAAGAGCAGAGCACAGAAAAAGGCCGGGGAGGCAAAGCCCCGGCCATATCTGTCTTTGCGACCCTCTAGGTCGTTTGGTTGAACGTGATGCCGGTGGGCAGGTTGTTTACAGGAGCGGACGGCGGGATGGTCGAGCTGACGCTCATGTTGGGGTTGCTGGCGCTGGCTGCGGCGTAGGAGAACGCCAGCGGGGTCGTGGTGCTCTCCACCCACCCTGCCGGATAGCTTACGCTCACAACCAGGCCAGTCGAGTCCACAGAAGGCGAGACGGCGGGATCGTTCGATACGACGGTGAAGGTTGAGTCGGCGGGGTAGACTGCGCCGGCCGGGACGAGAGTTCCGGTAAAGACCTGGGACTGTCCTGCTGCTGTTGAGTTCATGGTGATCTCCGTGAATGTGATTGCGGTTGGGGTGGGGTGATGCTGTTCGTGGAGCTCGTGCAGAATTTCGCGCTCGGTGCGAAGGATCTCATCTTCGCGGCGAAGGATGGCACCGAGTTCGGGATTGTCGGGATCTGGGCGGCGCCGTCGGTGGGACATTTCAGAGTCTCCGAATGAATAGTACTACAGGCCAGGAATGAGTTTCAGCACCAGAAGGATGAGCAGGATGAATAGAATTAGGCCAACGGCCCCGCCGCCATACTGAATGTGTGGGTTTGGAGTCGCTATGGCGAACGGCCCAGCCCAGCAGAGAAGGATGAGCACGACAAGCAATATCAGGATCATTGGACGTACCTCGCAGACATCATACGCCCATAAGATGCGATTCGACGCCCTCGCGGAGAGGATGTTTGCGGAGTTGTTTGCGGAGTTGTTTGCGGGCGTGGTGCGTGCGCGGGGGAGCCTGCTGTGTGGACACGCTCTTGAGGACTTGCCCCGCGCTGAGAAGCATAGCACACAACAGAAAACCCCTCCGAAGAGGGGGCTTCTGGATCACGCTTAGGAGGCGGTGTTCGGATGTATCTGCCAGGACTCACTCGAACATTTACATCTTGACACATTTAGACGTTTTATGCAAGCATGAAGTTGCCAGCGATTCACATATGCGGACATTCTCCCGACAATTCGGCTTGAACTCCCCAAAGACTACGTGCGTCTTGGCCGCTGCATTGCGCTCAATCGGCTTATACCCGAGAGAGTAACCGGCCCCTTGCGCGCGCTACGCGTGCCCCTGGTCGATAGAGGAGCGTCCTTCTTCGGGAGGCGTGCGTAAGCAAATGGGGCTTGTAGCCTGTCAGGGGTCCATACGAGCTAACGGCATACCGTTACTTCCCTGCTGAGAGTAAGTACCCTTGCTTTCAGTCTGTCCACCGAACACTGGCATTATCAATTGGTTTTAGTCTTAGTTCTTGCTTCTAAAGGGGTTTATAGGATGGATTACAAGGTGTCTTATGAATGGCCTACATCGAGCATAGCCTACGGGAAGGAACACTTCCGCGAGAGCCGCTTGAAGACAAAGTATGGAATGACGGGCGAACAATTCGATCTCCTACTCCAAGATCAGGGCGGAGTTTGTAAAATATGTGGAAAAACTAATGCCCCAACCAGAATGAATTTGCTCGGAGTCGATCACTGCCACGCCACCGGGAAAATTAGGGGGCTGCTTTGCATAAAGTGCAATTCAGGACTCGGATTTTTTGAGGATGACATAAACCGCATGAAAGCAGCTATTGAATACCTCCTTTGTTCGCGCACACAATAATTATCAATTCTCCTAATTTCGTGTTATTGTAAATCTCGTGAAGTCAAAGAAGCCCAGACCGAAGACGTGCCCTCTCTGCCGGAATCGGTACTGCTTGGCAATGGCTCAAGTCCACCCGGAAGTCGAGATAGCCTACGTGCCCCGGAATGAATGGCCTAAGAGTGTGGTAGAGAAGATGGACGCCGCGCTTGGGCGAACACCCCCCGACCGCATCACCCAGGCCCGCAAGCAAGCGGAGGAATTACTTCAGAAGGTGACAACGTGATCGACGAGGCCACCAGGATTCGGGTTATAAGAGCTATCCTCGGTCTGGAGTCTCAGGCGTTCGCGGCCAAGATTGGCGTCACTCCCTGCACGATGAGCAACTGGGAGAAGGGCCGATCCACCCCGCAGCGGGCTTTCCGAAAAAAACTATCAGAGCTTTGCGAAGAACATAAAATTTGCTTTCTGCCAAGCGGATGTCCCGTGCTGCAGGAAGACCTCATGCCCGTTCAGGAGACGACGTAATGGCTGAAACTGCAATCAGTGTGCCGTTCGACAGTGGCGAAATCAAGGAAATCGCCGTAGCCGAGTTCAAGAAGAGACTCGACCAGCTTTCACCCCTGAGTGGGGCTAAGGAGTATGGAGCCTTCGAGATCGACTTCGCTCACACCATCCGGCTGCATCGCACGTCGGGCATTGACACGGTGGACAAGCAGACTCTCGCGTGGGGCCATGTCGAGGGCGGAAAGATCGACGACGCTCCGGCTGACGAAGTGGAGAAGATCGTTGCCCTTCACGAGACGTACAAGAGCGACCCGGACGTGAACGGGGAACGGCTCAAGCACCAAATGCCGCTCACTGTGGAGTCCCGCGACGGGAAAGGGAACATGGTTCGCAAGCGGGTAAAAGTGGCGGATGATGGGAAGTGACAATGAACTCCTCATCCGCATCGCGGAAGCCGTCGAGCGACTGGCCGGAGAACTCTGCAAGCCCATCCCCAGGCCGAAGCGGAAGGCGCGGATCGGCGTCGCGCTCTACACGGAAGAAGAGCGCAACCGCGAAGCCCTCCGGAAAGCGGCGAAGTCGAAACAGGAGAGACGAAGTGCTGCGAAGGCTGGACGTATCGACGGATGAGCTTGCCGACCAGCCGCAAATCATGCCTATCTTGCGGCAGAACGGCATCCACCCCGACCGACTGGTAGAAGTCCTCCGCTGTGACGACGAACCGGACTCTCTGACGTTCATCAAACTGTGGGACACGCTTACCCCGGCCTCGCGCTCGCTGGCGGGCCTTGAGGCGATTGCGCTTTCCGCCGACCTCACCCCTCGGCGGCTGTGGGAACTCTTTCAGGGGGCTGCGCTGATGCAGTCACGGGCGTCCATCTCGGCCATGATCGCGCTGGAGCTTCCCGGCATCATCCGCGAGACAATCAAGCAGGCGAAGAAGCCGAAGGGCCAGTACGATCGCGAGCATGTGTTCAAGTTCTCGCGGATGTTCCCCACTCCGAAGGGCTCCGTGAACAACTTCAATTTCGGCGATAAGGAGAAGGCGCTGGAAGAGGGCGACGATGACGACAGTGGCGACCTGATGCCTGCGGACGATGTGCTTATGCGGGCGTCGAAGGCGATGAACCCGACGAAGGCTCTGCCGAAGCCGAAGGCGGTTGAGATTCTTGAGGGCGACGTGGAAGAGGAGGAAGACGACGATGGAGCTGAACCCTAACCACCCAGCAACGCAAGGGGTGCATGACCACTGGCATAAAATCTGTGCTCTCATTATGCTCAAGATGGGTCTTACCACGCTAACCATATCGCCAAACGAGATAGAGAAGTTGGGCGATTGCGTCGTCAATATCGCCATCCGTTTCGACGACACAAAAGGGATCGAATTGTTCATCATTGACGACTTGGAAACGGCGAAGATTATGGCGCGACGCGAGGGAGGACTACCAGTATGAGCACAGTGGAGGAAAACACTCTTGAAATTGGCGTAGTGAATGGTGAAGTAGTCATCAACCATCCTCATCTGAAACCCGATGCGGATGGCGTGGGTCACATCGTATTCTCGCCAGAACAGGCACGCAACCTAGCGCAGATACTCGTCAAGAACGCTATTCAGGCAGAGCATGAGGAGCGGCACGCAAAAGAAGTGGAACGCTTGAAGAATGTTCCTCCCGTTGATCGGAGTGCTCGCATACTAGCCAGTGGAGAGTCTGTTCCCGAAGATCAGAGTCACACTGCGTTGAAGTCCAACGGCCAGCAGCAGGACTATGTTGTGCTCGCGCCGGGAGAACGCTCTAAGGGATTCGTACGTCCTTACCGCGACTCCTACAAACATCTGAAGTGCGGAAAAATCACAACCATGAGTCGCGCCATTTCCGAGACATATGCGCGTGATCCGCATTTTTATTCAGGGACTTTCTGCACGACATGCTGCGGACACTTCCCAATTGGCGAGGATGGCGATTTCGTCTGGTACGAGATGGACGGCACGACTGGCCCCAAGGTCGGGACATAGCACATGTTCGCTGATTCGGTGATCGAATCCAAACTCGACCTACTCGAAGCCGAGTTTGGGTGGCGTCCAAAGCCCCATTCCATCGAAGAAGTAGACGCTTGGAAAAAGCAGCTTGCCACGGCCTTTGAGGAAGACTCCAAAGGCAACATCTACATGAAGCGCAAGCTCACCAAGTCAGAGCAGCGATTCATCGAGAATGAGCGCCTGATGGTCAGTGCGTCGTGCGGCTATTTCCTCACCCGCTACTACTACATCAAAGCCAAGAACCGCATCCTCCGCTTCGTGTTTCGCAGTGGGCAGTGGATTGTGTGGCGCATCCTGCAAGAGTTGGACGCGATGGGTGTGTCGAAAGAGCTTCAGGTGCTGAAGGCCCGCAAGCTCGGCATCTCGACCCTCGCGGAAGGCATTATGACGTGGGGCGCACTCTTCATCCCCGGAGCGGCCTCGCAGATTGGATCTGCCGACGCGCAGAAAACTCAAGTCATGCTCGGTATGATGACGCTGGCCATCGACCAGCTACCATCATGGCTTCCTCCAACGCAGACGCGCTCGAAAACGAAGTCCGACCGAGCCATGCTGGAGTTCGAGCACATCGGCTCGCTCATCATCGTGCAGCCGGGTTCGATGATGGGCGGCATGGGACAGGGCACGACGCCGACCATGATCCATTTATCTGAGGTCAGTCAATTTACCAACCCGGTCCAGCAGCTTGACGAAGGACTGCTCAAGGCGGTCGAGTCCAGCCCCGAGGTTGTCTTCATTCTGGAGTCGACCGGAGACGCCGGCCATCGTTCCGCATGGTGGTGGACGGAGCAGTGGATTGCAAATCGAGACAATTACTGGCAGGGCGGATCGCGGTTCCTGCCAGTGTTCCTGCCGTGGCACACGACGCCCGAACTTTACCCCGGCGAGCATTGGCTCAAGAAGTTCCCCATGCCGGAGGGCTTCACTCCGAATCAAGACACCATCGACCACGTAACCCGCGCCGAAGCCTACGTGCGCAACACGGAGATGCTGAGTCGTGTGATCGGCAAGGATTGGACAATGCCGCTCACCCAGCAGTGGTATTGGCAGTACAACTACCTCGATCACAAGCGGCGGAGGGTCGAAAAGTCATGGTTCCGCCAGATGCCGTGCGACGACTACGAGGCTCTTTTGGGCGAGCGTGACAAGGTGTACTCGCAGGATGCGATTGACGCCGTTGCGGACACCGTAGGCAAGGCCAGCGTCTACATGCTGGCTGGCGACGGCATGGAAGAGAAGCGCGAGCCCGAGGAGGCGCAAATCTGGTATGGCGCTGAGGCTCCCGCGCGCCAGCGGTTCCACTGGACCACGCCGAAGAAAGACAAAATGGAGTGGATGCTGGTGCCGCTCGCGCCTGTACCTGAGTTGACGTTCGACCCGCTCGAAAAGTTGCTGATCTGGAAGGAGCCGGAAGAGGGATACGACTACTCGGTTGGCGACGATACCGGGACGGGCGTTGGCGGCGACCGCTTCATCCTGAACGTCACCCGCCACGGAACGAACGAGTTCCCCGACGAGCAGGTTGCGGAGTTCGCATCGGACTCGATCCCTACGGCGGAGCAGTACGCATGGATCGCGGCGGTGACGGCCTACTATGCGAAGTACATGAATCCGGGGCCGAAGGGACATCCCAAGATTTGCCCTGAGATGCGGCGGAAGTTTGGCGACCTCCCCTACCACCAGACGCAATTGCTGGGCTTCCGGCGGTGGCATGAGTGGGGGCAGGGGTTCGACCGCAAGACGTTCGAGGATAAGGTTGGCAAGCACGGGCGCATCGGCTGGTTCACGAACGAGTGGAGCCGTCCGATGCTGCTTTCAGCCTTCCAGTATGCGGTCGAAAACGGCTGGTATGTGGTGCGGTCGAAGTGGCTTCAGGACGAGATGAAAGAGTTGGAGCAGAAGTTCATGGCGTCGGGCAAGACCCGCGTAGATCACGCATCGGGAAAGCATGACGACCGGGTATTCGCGGCGGCGATGGCGTATTGGACACTGCATCAGCGCAGTGAAATGATGCAAAGGATGAAATTACGCTATGAGCAGCCCCAAAAGAGTGGGATTATTATTGAGCGAGGGCCAGCGGTGATGACGGTGGAAATTACGGGGAAAACGCGATGATAATCGAGAGCAACGCGAAGCCCACCCAATCCGACCGCGTAGTAGCCTATTTCGTCTCGATCAAGGGCGAGAAGATGCTGGCCCCGGACACCCGCGTATCGGTGATTGACTGCGGCTTGCACCCTCTCCAGTGGCGCCGGGAAGAGGCCGTAGGGGCGAAGGAGATTGAACGACTCTCGGTTGACCTCAGCCGCCAGTTGTGGGACAAGAAGCGGGGCATGACCGCCGCGCAGCACCTTCGGGAGAAGAAGTTCATCGACGAAGTAAAGATTCGCTGTCGGCTTCGCATCGCGCAGGCGTACTCTGAGAACGATGCCGCGATGAACCGCCGCATACTGGCGAGTGTCGAGAAGCGCGAGGAAGACTTGGTAAGCATGATCGTATCGACGTTTGACGTATCGAAGCGCACCTCGGCGCTGGCGATTGAGATTTCTCCAGAGTCGGTGAACCCGCACTCGATGGGGAAGAAGAAGGCGGGCATCTGTGGCTAGGACGGACGATCAACGCTGGCAACCGCCTGACCGCTTGCAGCCGGGGATGAAGCGTGCTGGATGGGTCAGTGACATCATCTCAGATGGTGAGCGTTGGCTCCAGTCGCAGCCGTTCTGGAGTGACCTTGCCAAAGCGGAGAACCTGATAAACGGCAAAGAAGCCCTCAAAAGCGATGAAAATAGAAGCTCGCTGACCAGCAACAGGCTCAAGCGCATCTTCCGCGAGATGGTGGCGGGTCTGTCGGACGTGCGCTACCCGGATGCGTGGTCGAGCGATAACAAGTCCTACGCCGCCACCACGGCGATGTTTACCAAAGTGGCGAAGGGCGTCTGGTACGAGTCTAAGGCGCCGCTCAGTTTCCGCCGGATGTGTCAGTGGATGGTGTTGGGCGGCATGGGATCGCTGTGGCCGGTGTACCGCCGCCGCAAGCTGGTAGATCCGCAATCGGCTGCGCTGTGCTTTGACGACTATGGCCCCCGCGACCTCGTTCCGTTCATGGTGGACGACCGCAACTGGCAGGAAACCTACTCCGTGACGGTCGTCAAGATGATGTCGCTCTACAAGGCGCACGCGCTGTTCCCAACGTTCGCAGACAAACTCCGCCCCGTCTCGCGCCGCCGCATGGAATCGAACGCCGTGACCTCGCGGATGCAACTCATCGACTCACTGCGGGGGAACGATAAGGCGCGGCCCTGGTCGGAGCAGATGTGCGAGATCCGCTACACGCTCATCCGCGACCTATCAATCAATGAAACGGGGATGCCGATACCGATGGGTGATCCCGGAGCGTCGTGGAGTTCTGTAGTGCAATCGCTCGGTGCCGACATGCCGACCGATGACGTGCTCAATGGTGAGCGCAAGATGCGGACAGTAGGGATTGACGACTGCCGACTGTACCCAAACATGCGACTGATGACTACGGGCTCTGGAGTGATGGTTCCACTCTATGACGGCCCCGCGTGGGACTGGCATGGCATGTTCCCGCCGCGGTTCTTTGCCGACGATTGGGTGACGGAGCAGTGCGGCCTGCCGTTGATCCGCGATGTTCTCGACACCGAGCGCACGCGCCAGTTCACCGAACGTGCGATCGACATGAAGATCAAGGCGCAGATGGACCCTGGCATGAAGTACGACATGAACCAGATCAATCCGGGGGACGCCGAAGAACTCGACCCGTGGGAAATGCGCAAGCGGCTCGGCTGCGATGGCGACACCGATAAAGCCATCAGCACGATCCTGCCGGCGGAGTGGTACAAGGTCGGAGACGACCCGTTCAAGTGGCTGGAGTATCTGGGAACGAGCGAAGATGAGCAGCTTGGCACGAACCAGATGGCGCAGCTGGCGAAGATGAAGGCCAACACGGGCGACCCGGCAGACGACCTCCTGAAACTCGAAGGGCCAATCGTGCGCGACATCTCCGCTTCGATGGAATCGCCGATGGCTGACGTAATGGAGATGGTGAAGTACGACATCCTGCAATACATGGACACGGCGCGGGTGATGACCTACGTTGGCCCTGACGGGGTGACGCCTGAGACGTTCGACTTCGATCCAAAGTCCATCATCCCTTCGCATCTCCCCGGCGAGGATACCGGAAGCACATCGAAGTTCAGCCGCATGGAACGGTTGAAGAACTTCGCTCGCAGCATCAAGACGCAGATCGTTCCGGGCGGAATTCACGGAATAGCACAATCCCAGGCCAAACTACTTCTGCTCCAGGCGTCTCGCGGCGGCTTGCCCATCTCGCCCATTTACGTGATGAAGAACGCGCTGGGAATTCAGGACGCCGAAGCGGTGGCCGATGAGTTCTTCGAGTACAAGGAAAAGGAACTGGAGATGGCGGCTCGACTGAAGAACGAGGGCGCATCGTTGACTCCACAGCAGGGCGGGGCCACTCCTGCGGGTTCGCAGAAGAACACCGGAGGGCGTCCAAGTTCCGGGCGCAAGCCGCCTACCGCAAAGACCAAGGGCAGCGCAGAAGGACCGAGAGCGACCATCACCACAAGTTAGGAGTACCCATGCACCCATCATTCGATAAGAAAGTAACTTTGCAGGTACACAACCGATTCAATCCGAAGGCTGACATCGCGGAAGTCGTCACCTTTGTCCGTGAGCAAAAGGTTCCCGGCAAGGTGGAGATTGTGCTCCCCGGCAACGGCGGAATCACGTCGGTTGAGTTCATCGAAAGCCCGAAGATTCACAAGGCGGATGTGCCGATAATCGAAGTGCCCTGATTTTTCCGTTTGACATTCGACGGGTTCGGTGTTTTTATTCAACACAGCGAAGATTCTGTAGGGTTGGCATAGCCAAACACCACATGGCTTCTACTTCAGCACCAAGGAGAAGAAGTTATGGCCGGAAAAAAGAAGGTTGGCAAGCGTCACCGCAGCAAGAAGCACAGCACGAAGGTTGTGCCCGAACACCTGATGGGCAAGAGCCTCCACAAGAAAGTCAGTCGCAAGCGGTCTCGCCGCAAGTAATGGGAACCCCCGCAATCACGCCTCAGCCCCCGCAAGGTTCGCCCAATGGTGCGCCTTCGGGGGCTGCACCCTCTCCGGGGGGTGGTGGCGGGACGGCGGGGATGGCCTCATTCGCTCGTCTGTCGCAGATGGCGCAGCAGGCGGCGAGTGAGTTTCCCGAAGCGGCGCCCATGATGCGGGAGATTCAGAATCAGGTGCGGATGGCGACCATGAAGGTGATTCAGTCGAAACAAGCCCCCCCACAGCAGACTCCTTCCATCTGACAACTGAGGTAACAACGTGACTATTCAAGAATTTCTCGCGCAAGACGGTCTCACGGAAGAGCAGATCGCGGCCATTGTTGGCGATCCCATCCAGTCGAAGCTGATGACGCGGGCGCTGGCTAAGTTTGAAGAGGGCAATACCTCCCTGACCGCCGCGAATGCCGCCAATGCTGCCGCACAGCGCGAGAAGCAGGATGCAACCGACTTCTGGGAGAAGAAAGTCAATCCTGCGCTGGCCGAAGTGGACGGCAAGGTGGCGCTGGCCAACTCCGAAGCAGCCCGCTACCGCGAATACCTCAAGAGCCTGAAGACGCAGGGATACGACGTGCCCGATTCGCTGCTCAACAGTTCGACCCCTGAGCCCGCCAAGCCCGAGTACATGACCAAGGCCGACTTGGACGCGATGGGCAAGAACACAGCCCCGACTCTCATCCAACTCACGCAGCTGTCAAACGAGTACACCGACCTCTACGGCCAGCCGTACCTCGCAATGGAGACGGACTTCGCCGCCGCGCAGCAGGCCCGCAAGCCGTTCCGCGAGTTTGTCCGTGAGAAGTACGCCTTCTCGACCAAGCGCGAGGAGCGCAGCGCAGCCAAGGCCAAGGCAGACGAAGAGGCAATCCGCAAGGATGAGCGCACCAAGGCGCAGGCGGAGTTTGCCAAGACCAACGGCTCGAACGATGGCCTCCGTGCCCCTGTCCCATCGAAGTTCGACAAGCTCACGAAGCAGGAAGGTTTCAAGTCCGATTCGTGGAAGAGCCGCGAAGGGCGTCAGGCAAACCGCACTGAACGCCTCAAGCGTTTTGAAAACGTAACACTCCAATGAGAAAAGGGAAAACTCCACGACCCGAATTCGACGCAAAAATCTCCGTAGTCAGTGAGATTGACTGGGCACGACTAAGGCGAGAGAAGAGCATTTTTTCAATCTTCGAGAATTGAACCGGCGCGGCACTGACGCCGCTACGGAAAGATTTATTCAGTAACTTTGCAGTAAGGAGTAAGCGCAAATGCCCGATCCGACTTATGGCAGTGATCTACAAGCGAGCACGCTGGACGACCTCGTTCTTGGCGTTGCCTACGACAACTTTTTTGTGGACGACCCCAAGCTCGAATGGATGCGGACGATAGGCGTCGTCAACCCGTTCGACGGTGGCGTTCTCAGGCGCTACCCGACCATCATGAACCGTCCGATGGGCGGCGCGGCGGCTCCTGGCACCACGCAGAACATCGTGCATCGCCAGCAGCTTGCCAACATCGCATTCAATATCCGCAACTACTCGACGTGGGACATGCTCGAAACGTTCTCGCTGATGGTGCAGAACCGGGGCGAGGCGAAGCGTGCGGACCTGATGGACATTTACGCTCAGTCGCACATCAAGGCCATCAACACGGATGTGGGCACGGACTCCTTCCACCACGGCCAGTCTCCGGTTGCCGGGTACATCACCGACGACGGCTCCGAGCGCGTCAACGGCGACGATGAGGCGATGAATAACGGCCTCGATCCGGGCTGGTACGGCAACGTCTACACGACCTACGGCAACCAGGCCCGCAACGGTGCGGTGATGAACACGCTGAACTCGACGCCCATCTGGTATGGCAACCCGGACGGGACTTGCGCTTCATTCTCGGTCGAGCGGTTCATCCTGCACATCCGGTCATGCAAGCGGTACGGGTCGGACGACTTCATCGGCATCTCCTCGGTTGAGGGCATCTCGTACATCGCCTCCGCTCTCCAGCGCCAGCAACGGCTGGTGGACTGGAAGATTGAGGAAACCTGCCCCGACTTCACCGGCATCGGCTTCATGGGCTGCATGTTCTACGAGAGCGCACTGGCTCCGGGACGTGCATGGGCCGCAACGCTTCCGCCTGACATCTCGGCCACGTCGAACGCGACCGATACTGCCGGAACGAGCACCGCCGGCCAGCCGTACAGCTTCACATCGCCGGCGACTTGCACGGCACTGAGCGGCATTCCGGCCAGCACGCAGATTTCGGTAGGCGAGCCGCTGTTCGTCTACGCAGGGTCGAGCATTGAATACTGGCCGACGACCGAGCCGGAGTTCTTCTTCGGGGTGCGCCGCAATCAGGTGTACAACTCGAACTCGCTGGATGCGTACATCGTCAACCTCGGCCTGAACATGTCTTATACGATGCCGAGAAAGAACAGACTTGGCTATGGTTTTGCATCATAAGGACTTACGCCTCATTGGTTAGGAGCTAGACATGGTAAAGGGAATCACATTCACGAGCTACATTCCGACTTCACTGGTGGGTGTCAATTCGCCTTCGCCTACCCTCGCGGCGGAAACCGTTACTGGGTTGCCGATTCCCACCGGAGCATTCCCCGGCAACGTCTTTTACTTGAGTGAGTCTCAAGCGAATCAAGTTTCGCTGGTTTCCGTCAACAGTGCTCCCAAAAAGACCTGTCATGCCGGCTGGTACGCGGTGGTGCAGGTTGACGCTGGCGCGACGGCTGCGAACATCGTGCAGGGTGCCATCGGCGCGATGCTGGCGATTCCCACCACGTCGGCGGTAGAGAATGCCGCAGTGTCTCCGCAGGCGATTGTGACGGATGGAGCAACGGCTGCAACTGCCAGTTTGCTTGGCATCAATCCGGTCGTTTTCCTGAACGCGGTGACGCCGGGTAACTACACCATCGTCCAGGTGGACGGCGATGCTCACGTGCTGTTGGCCGCAAGCCAGACGACCGTGATCGGCTCGGCGCTACTGTCGGCTACTCCCGGCGTTGCGAATGCTGGAGGCTCGACGGCTCTCACTGCCGCGAACATTTACAGCGTGATCGGGTTGGCGGAGCAGGTTCGGATTACTCCCGCCGCTGCCCTGGTGCTTACGTCGGTAGCGGCTTCGAGTGGCGGCTCTGCCGTGTACACCGGCACCATCACGGGAGGCACCTCGCCCAACTTCGTTGGCCTCAACTTCGTGATCGCCGGCTTCGCCAAGGGCTCGAACAACTCTCCGCCGGAGGGGTTCGTTTGCACGGCTTGCAGTACTACGACTCTGACGTTGAGCAACCCCAACGCTCTTGCCGAGACGCACGCAGGCACGGCAACCTCGTCGAATCTCGTGCGAGCGCAACTCAGCCCACTGTTCGGTGTGGTGTAAGGAGAAAGCATGTCGGACAAGACGGTTATTGGCGTCGATCCAGTCAACGGGCGAAGCAAACTCACTTACGTCGACCACGCTGGCCCCGCGTCCTACGCCACAGGCGGGGAAGTGTGGCCGCAGCAAAGCTCGCTGGGTGGCCCGAACTCGGTTGGCCTGAGCGATATTGCGTGGTGCAACGGCGGGTACACGGAAGACGGGCTGTACTTCGTCGTGCCGGTCTTCGGTGGCGTCGGCTCACTCAAGGGGTCGATCAAACTCAAGTGGTTTGTAGCCGGATCGGGCGGAACGTTTACAGGAACTCCCGCCACTCTGACTCTTCCCATTGGTGCGGGTGCGGCGACCGATGCCGTTGGCACGTCGGGTGCGTCTGGTACCGTGACGCTAGGGAATGGGACGGGAGCCTGCACAGTCAACCTCAACGCTTTCACCCCGGCCGGAACGATTGCAGGAGCGGTGGGTGGCTTGACGGAAGTTACTGCTGCGGTCAATCTGAGCGCATCGTACCTACGTCTCGCTGTTCTCGGCGGATAGCGGCACACAACGGCAGTACCGAGGCCGCCTCTTGTGGGCGGCTTCGTTGTTTGAGGGCTCATGGCACTGCAAGACATGATCGGCGAGCTCCAGGGGTCGGTTCCGAATCAGGATGCCGCCCTCGCTCGCACGCTTCTGAATGAGGCATACGAGGACGTGCGCCGTCTCGGCGGCTGGTCGTGGCAACTTGCTCAGACCGGATTCACCGTGCCGGGGCTGCTGGGCACGGGGACGGTCACGCTCCAGTTTGGCATCGCTACGGTCATTGGGGACGCCAACGCGAGCGCGGCATGGCTCACGGCCTCGCAGTATGGCTCGCTCATCACGCAACGGCAGTTCCGCTCGGGGGGAACGTCTGGGGCCGGCACCATGTACGACATCATCGCCATCGACCTCACGGTGCCCACGGCTGCGGTCATTACGCTGGACAGGCCATTCTCCGATCCCCTGACCTCGCTGGTGCTTCCGGTGACTGGGCAGAAATATTCGATCTACCAGCCGTACATCGTCGCTCCGTGCAAGGATTTCTCGCGCTGGCTGACGGTGTACGACATTGCGAACTCTGGGTGGCTGTTCACTCGCGGCGACCGGAGAGCGATTCCGGGGCCGGGTAGCGATCCCCAGCGGCAAATCTTCTCCAACCCCGACCGCCTGCTGGGGCTGGGTCAGGATAGCCGTGTGGGATCCTCTACGGCGGGCTGGGAGCGGTACGAGCTTTGGCCGGGGCCGCAGAATCAGTATCTCTATCAGGCATGGTTCCTCCGGTCAGGCCCTGACCTCGTAAACATGACCGACACGCTCCCAGTGGGCATCCCCGAGAGCATGGTGAAGGCCAAGGCGCGGGTCAGGTGCTACGAGCAGCAGGAGATGAACAAAGACCCTCAGACGCCTCGCGGCATGGGCTCCGACTTCCGCTGGGGCGTCGGCGCGGCCCTCGCGCAGTATGAGCGGGAACTGAAGTTCGCACGGTTGCGCGACCGGGATAAGGTAAACGTGTTCTTCACGACAATGAAGCGGTATCGCGGTGGCCCCGCTCCAACCACATTCGATTCGGCAACAGGAGCCATCCTGAGTCAGGTAGGAATTTGATGAAGCGAATCGCACTATGGCTGTCCCTCTTGATGCTCCCGCTTGCCGCTCACGCGCAGACAGACACCATTCAGGGCGCATGCACGCAGGAAGGCGTCACGGCTTCTTTGTCGGGCATCCCGTCGACCAACCGGCTTGACGGCATCATCCCCGGCTGTATTGTGACGGTGTACCTCACGGGCACGACGACGAAGGCGACGATCTACGCAGACGGGTCGCTCACCCCGCTGCTAAACCCATTCACGGCGGACGTGGCTCCGGCGTCGAACTTTCCCGGCAAGTGGATATTCTGGGCAGCGACGGGCACGGGGTACGATGTGGTGATGAGTGGTGGGGGAGGCAACCCCTCCTGCACGACGGCTCTGCTTTGCTATGCCCATCCGCGGACATTGACAGACGTGAAGGTAGGCGGAGGCGGCGGGGGCGGCGGCGTCACTCAGATCGTCGCAGGGGCTAATATAATAATCGCTCCCTCCAACGGTCTTGGAACGGTGACGATCAGTTCGACAGGTAGCGGCAATCTTCCGGCTGGCACCGGGCTTGTGGGCGTAGCGGGCGGAACGGGTGTGCTGAATAGCGCCGCAAACCCGGCACCCACTTTGAATCTATCTGGAGCCGCACCAGCCACAAACGGCGGGCAAATCAGTCAGTCCACCAGTTACTATGGCTGCAACGGCCTCGGGTTCTCTCTCGGGTACGGTGGGACATCGGCCCAGGGTTGGACAATTTGCAAAACACATGATGACACCTTCAACATATCGCAGCCGGGAATCCATCAAAATCACAGTGTCTTTATGGATCAGGCGGCAAACGGAGACACCGACATAACCGCCGAATATTTGACAGCTTTCGGCGGAAATACTGCGAATAGCGATGAAGCAGTCATTGGGCACCTGATGCACGTTTATCAGCGTGGGTTCGTTTCGGGTCTCGTGACTGGAGGCGCATCCACCGGGTCTTCTATGATCACGGCGGGGACCTTAGCTTGCACCGGGAAATGCGATGAGTCGTTTAGTGGTGGCCTGTTCTCCCCCGGAGGAATGCTGCTCGATACTCACGCGGCTGGAATAACAGCAACTATTGTAGGCTGCGCTACCCCTATCTCGAACATTGGATGTGCAGCCAGTGCAACCGGACTGAATGGGATGTACTACGACATTAGCGGAGCGACTGTCACGCCCTCGACCGCATGGGGCAACATCGTTCCCAGCAGTTGCACAGTTCGCAGCGCCAGCTTATACCAAGTTCTTCAGTCGATGACTTGCACCATCACGCTCGGATCAGGATCAGGACACTTCGCCGCGACGAGCGCCCACATTCAACTGAGCGGGCCTTTTCAGGAAGAGTCAATCGTTACGGCAGTCACCCCTGGAAGCGGCACCGATTCGGTAACTTTCACATCGCGGTATGCGTGGGACAACTCCAACGGAAACACGAATGGTGCTTTGGTTATGCAGGGCGGACCCGGAGGACAGGCACTCATTCTAGCCGGTACGCAGACTTCGGCCCCGATAGCTTATCAGGTAGTAGGCGCTACTTCATCGACCAGGGTTTACTTCTCGAATTGCGTGGAAGGGCAGTGCAACGGAATTCAGAGCAGCAATTTTATTACCCCAGAGAACGGAACATTATTCAACAGCGGAACTCTCACGCGGACTACTCATGTAGTTACGCTGAGCGTCACGGGCGGAGGAGCACAGTCCATATATCTTCTCCCTGCCGGGACAAGTATCGTCGTCAGCGGTGCGGGTGACGCCACATTCGACGGCACGTTTACAGTTGTTAGCAACACAATGGATCGTTTCAACCCGGTTATTACTTGGGCGCAGACAGCGACGGACTCGACGACTACGACTTTCAACGCTACCGGAGTCAAGCCACAGATTACCTTTTATCCGATGGCGTTCATTACCGGCACGAATAATGGGCTGGTCGGAGTTGCCCAGCTAGGGACCAACTCAGTGCCATTCGCCAACGGAGATTCGGTTGTCAGCGCCCCAACGTCTCAGTTCCAGTCAAAAGGCTTCGAGGTAAATTCGGGGCAGATGACGCCCAACAGTCCAGGCTACAACTCAAACCAAGTTCAAGTCTTCGACGCGGGTCCTAGCCCTCCGTTCTCTCAGTACTACGCCTCCAATCCAAGGGCAAACGCACCGGGATATGTAGGGCAGAATATGTTTTACTCCAATGGGGCGTATGCGAACTTTTTCAATTTCAACTTCCGTCCTGCCAACAATGGGGCTTTGATCAACGTAATCGGCAACGATCCAGTGTCGGGAGCTTCGAACATCCCGTACTACCTTTTCCAAGATCAACTTGCGTCCGCGATGGGAATTATCGTAAGTCCTGCCAGTTTGACTTTTGGGATCAACGGAAATCTTAGTGTTAGCGGAACTTGCACGGGATGCTCCTCGGTGAGCGGTTCCGATGGCGAACTTCTGTGGCGCAGTGGGGCGGCAGCTACCGGGATCACAGGCTCGAACACGAATGGCACAGACACGATTACTATCCCGTATTTCCATGTGACGGGCGGAGATGGATTACTCGTGCAAAGCGCCTCCTCAAATTGGACGAACATGATATTTAACAACACGACGGCGGGCGGTAAGAATTGGCAAATAGGCTCTGGCGGGTCGGGCGGGACGCCAACGACTACGGGAACATTTGCGATTGAAGACAATACGGATGGCACGTTGATACAAGTATGGGGAAGCAATTATTCAATATTCAACTTTCCGGTAACTGCCCCACAGATAAGCATCATAGGAAACGTGACAACCAGCACTCCAGCGCAGCTTTCTATGACTGCTCTTTCTGGGCATCCACCTGTGCCTGCGGCTGGCAGTGCTGTCTATGGAGTCGATACATCAGGGAACGCGGAAGTTTCGGAGAACGGAGCGGCGGTCTCGCTCTTATGCACGGTGGCGAACGGGCGGTGCCCGGGCAGTCCATCCGTTGGAACCGCTGGTCAGATGCAGAAGGTAGGAGCGACTTCGGGTTCCTTTGCTGCGTCAAGCTGCACAGATAATGGGACGAACGTAACCTGCACCGAGCCTCAGGTTATCAATGCCCCCGGCGCAAGTCAGACGGTGTACACCTACAACTCAACGCCGATTGTACCTGCCAGCGGAAGCGCGGTTGTGGGAGCGGACGCATCAGGCAACTACCTCTCCGCCGACAACGGCGCGGCGGCGGCGAGAGTTTGCAACGCAACGAATGGGCAATGCACTAACGTCCACACGGACTATGCAAGCATCGCAGGAACTCTCTTTGCCACCAGCACGATGCTCGGCCCAGTCTTTGCGGAGCCGGTGACTGCTACCTACAAAACCATCATCGTCAGGATGAGCGGTTCGATCACTTGCGCGACTGCCCCGGTGGTGACGATGGAAGACTTAGGAACGTCGCCGTCTACAGCATTTGGCAGCGTCGTGGGCAGCGTCGATTCAGTGACAACCGGAACGTCAGACGGCGTGTATCAGCACAGCGCGTCCGTCAACCTAACCCCAGGACACTACTACGGCTTCGCTTTCAGTGGCGGAGCCTGCGCAACTCCTCCAAACTTTGATATCACGGCACAGGTGCAATAATGAAAATTTATACGTGGCTTGTTTCAAAACCGTTCGGAGGGTGGCTCGTAGTCGCGGCAGTTGCCATATTGCTCCTTCTCTGGAGCGCGGCTGGTTTCGCGCAGACTCCCGCCAACGCTGTGCTTGTCGGTGCGGAGGGCATCACCATCACCGCTTGCTCGACGACGGCATGCACTTATCAGTTTGGCGCCGGCGCGAAGTTCAACACGGTTGCTGGGGCCAAGTACCCGTTGGTGGTCAGTTGCACATCTGCCGCGTCCTGTGCGCTGCTAGGCGGAGATCCGCTGCCCAACGTTGCCAAGAGCATCTATGCGGTCCAGCAGACGACGGCCTACACGGTGACGGTTGCGGGGAAGCCGGTGCCGATTGTGGTGCCTGCCCTGCCGCTTCCTCCACCCCCGCCTGTGACGCCAGTAAAGCAGTGGAGTTGTACGGGCGTGGTGTTGTACTCGCTGATGAGCGATGGGACGTTTCAAGTGACAAACTCTGGGGCGCTGACATGCAGGGAGACGATATGAAGAACCAGTTCAACCCAATCATTCGCCTGTTTCCGACCGTTGAGTCTGCCGCCGTATTCTACGCGAACCAAGCCAAACAATTGGAGGATGACTCCGCGATGGCTGTGGTCTTCCAAGCCTCCTGCGAAACGGCGGAAATGTTGCTGCGATTGCACGGGCTGGAGACTAAGTGAAGCGCCTCATCCAACTCGCGGTGCTGTTCGCGCTCGGCCTGTGCGCGGGCGCGGCCTCGGCCACGACGTGGTATGTGAACCCCACCACGGGCGGAACGCGCTACTCGGCCAGCAACCCTACGGGTCAGTGCAATGGGCAATCCGCGAGCGCTTATGTATCAGGCACGAATCAGCCATGCCCTTACAATGATCCCCGGCTGCTGTGGAACGATCCTACCGTATACGCCAATGCTGCATGGGTATTCAGTGGCGGAGATACTGTCATCTTCTCTGGTTACGAACAGGGTACGGGGTTGACTGGACAAATTGCCGGTTCGCACTTCGCCACCGATGGCTTTTGTCTCGGACTGGGCGACTACTGTGAACCGCCTTCCATTCCGTCAGGATCCAGCGGGGCGCACACTAAGTTTATCGGCGTAAATTGCACCACGTCCTGCTATACCACTTCCAGCAACGGATTCATCGCTCCGTTGGGTTGGCTGATACCTGACCAGACGAAGATTGAGTATCTGTTCGGTGGCGGAGGGTCCGGAGGGGTACCCATATTCCTGCTCGATTTGAGAGGTAGCCAATATGTCGACATTCAGGGGCTCGACTTCAGCGACCATTCCAGTTGCATCGCATTCGGTTCGCCGCCGCCGGCGACCTGCACAAATCCTGGGCAGGGAGTAGGAGAGGGGTTATTCACAAACAACACTTCCGGCAATATCCTACTTCAAGATGTGCGTCTGCACGGCTTCACAGCTAGAGGACTGAAAGGTCCAATCGGCGGGCCTTGGACGGTGACGCGCACCCAGATCAACTTCAACGGGTTCGCTGGGTGGGACTTTGATGATGGCTCCGCTACTCCTGATGGGGCAGGGTCGTCCATCACGGCCAACTATTTCGTGATGACCGGAAATGGCTGCAACGAAGAATATCCGGTCACTGATTCTTATCCAGCGGCTTCCTGCTACGACTCTGCGACCGGAGGTTTCGGGGATTCGTGGAGTGGACAGGATACCAACCTGGACGCTCTTACCTGCAATCATTGTGCCCAACTCTACAACACTAAGGATGGATTCATTGGGCCGCACACGCTCATCAAAACTCTGCTGGTTGAAAACTCCGTTTCCATCGGCAATGAAGGGCAGCAGTGGAAGTGGGGTGCGCAGGTAAACTCCTCAACCATATTTGTCAACAATCTAACAGTGGGCAACTGCAACCGCCTGACCCAGCCGATTCCCGGCCAACCAAGCAACTACTATGCGAACCTCAATGCTGTGTGCCGCGCCGCTGGAGACGTGTTCTCTTTCTATAGTTCGGCTAACTCCACGGTGCTGTTTGCCAACAATACCGTGGTCACGTACCAGCCAACCGTCATCGATCTGAGTTGCGCAACTCCGGGGACATGCGGAACGACCCCCTATGTTTTTACGAACAATCTCTTTCTCGGATACACGCAACCCTACGGGGCGTTTCCTGGAGCCAGCGGGAACTTGCCGGGATTGTGGTACAACTCCGATTCGACTTCCATTCAAGTGCCCACATATGACCTCGAATATGGAGTTAGAAACGGTGACTGCCCGGCCGGGGGGACTGGGATTGTATGCTCTGATCCATTGTTGGCGAGTGAACCAGCGCAAGGGACGGTTCCTCCAGAAACGACGCTAGACAGCTTCAACTTCTATCCGGCATCGGGAAGTCCGGCATTAGCGGCAGGCACGACGTACTCAGGACTCCCCGCCACTGACTACTACGGCATCACGACAACCTCTCCCCCAGTGATCGGCGCAGTGAACTACACTGGCGGCTCTCCTACCGCATCAACTCCGACCTTTAGCCCCGTAGCGGGACCCTATGGCACGGCGCAGACGGTCACGCTTTCGACAGCAACCAGTGGATGCTCGACATATCTGGTATGGAATACGACCAACGCGCAGAGTGGCGGCAACCTTACCGGGACGAGCAGCACAAACCCACTCAGCGTGTCTACCTCAGAGACGGTTTACGCCCAAGTGCAGAGTTGCCCTAGCTACCTCAATAGTGGGGTCGCGTCGGCGGCGTATGTCATCACCGGAACTGGCGGCGGTGTAGTGAGAAAAGGCAATATAGCAGTGAGTGGTAAGGTTCAGTAGAGCGAGTGGGGCCTGGGGGTATTTTGGCGGTGACTGACATGGACGAACGCATAATTCGGCTGGAAGAACAAAGCGCAGCCAACCATAAGCAGAATCGGTCAGACATCCATCGCCTCTTCGATGGACAGCAAACTATGCTTGACGCCCTAACCGTGGGTTTGGATAATATCGCAGAAAAGATGAGCGGCCGATGTGGAGAGATTGAGAAGGATGTCATCGAACTGCGCCTATGGAAAGCGAAAGCAGTTGGCTACATCGCCGGGATGTCTGTTCTGGGTGGCATGGTGTTTGAAGTGGGGAAGGGACTTATAGGGAAGATGACGGGATGGCATTGATGACCACATCCAAGAATGGGCGCTTGCTGATCGAATCGCTTGAAGGACTCGAATTGGTAGCATATCCAGACCAGCGCGGGATCTGGACAATCGGTTTCGGTCACGTTGACCCAGCGGTGGTGAAGAAAGGTCTGACTTGTACCGAGGCCGAGGCTGATGCGTGGCTGGCGTTGGACTTGCATACGGCCGAGAGCGCGGTAAATCGACTCGTCAAGGCTCCACTGACCCAGAATCAGTTCGACGCCCTAGTGAGTCTGACTTTCAACATTGGGCAAGGGAACTTCCTCGAATCGACCGTGCTGAAGAAGTTGAATCTGACCATCCCTACCGACTATGCGGGGGCGGCGGATGCTATTTTGATGTGGAATCGCACGGCCGGTGAGGTAAATCCGGGTCTGATGCGTCGGCGGGAAGCAGAAAAGGCGCTCTTTATGACCGCTGAAGGCGTAATATGATTCGCATGGGCACGATCAAGGCATGGTTGGCCGCACACTCGATCAGTTCGCAATCAGTTGCCGCCGTATGGGTGATGGCGACCGTCCTCTACAACACTAATCCCGACTTCGCAGCCTATTGTGGTCTGATTTACCGTGGTATCCCTCGGGGGCTGCATTCGTTTATTGTCGGGATCGTCATACCAATCGCGATATTCTGGCGCACGACGCACAGCACGAAGGTATCGGCTGAAATCGAGGATGGGGCGCCGGGAGTGGTCAAAGCCTCGGCCTCTGCAACGACAACAGATCTACCCGCACCGCCGAAGTAAAGGAGCCCCATGAATCGACGCCATTTTGCAGTCTCGCTGCTCACCCTTCCTCTCGCCGCTACCTTCCCACTGATTGGCTGCAACACCGATACCGTCGCCACATTTGTGAGTACGATCGCCAAGTATGCTGCGCAGTTGGCAAGCTACTTCGGCCAGTCGAGCTACGCCGGCCAGATCACGGCTTTGGCAACACAGATTGCGGCTGACATCCAAGGCTGGCAGGCAGGCTCGCCTGTAACGGATGCAATCACCGCGCTGAACGATCTTGCTGATCTCGTGAACCTGATCCCGGCGGCTGGTCCCTACGTCGTCCTGATAGACTTGATCCTCGCGGCGATCACTGGCCTGTTGGCACTCCTGCCGAGTTCTGCGGTTCTGACTGTCCAGATGAGCGTTGCCGAGCACACGGCCAAACTCAAGGCGAAGGGCGTAACCCGCCGCGTGGCTGCCACAGCCTACTTCAAGGACTTCAGCAAGAAGTCCATGACGACCGCCAACAATGATTTTGTGGCGAACTGGACACGGCTGACGGTTGGCCTGCCGACAACCAAATAGAGGTGATGCATGAAACTCGGGAAACTTGCACCGCGCCGCCTGATGTCCACCCCAGCTTTCGGCGACTTTCTGGCTAAGGCAACGTCTTGGCCGGCAGTCGCAGCACGCGGCTGGGAGTACGCCGTCCCGCACGCACAGCTTGAAATGTTGGGCAACGATCAGTACGGCGACTGTGCCGAAGCTGGAGCCATGCACTTCATTCAGGTGGAGACGGCCAACTCAGGCAACCCGCTGCATGGCACCTTGCAGCAGACCTTGGACCTCTACACGGCCTTGACGGGGTTCAACCCTAACGATCCCAGCACCGATCAGGGAACGGACCTCCTGAGTGTCTTGCAGTACTGGAAGAATACGGGCATTACCGTCACCGACGCGGCCGGCAAGGAAGTCGTTCATAAGATTCTGGGCTGGGCATCTCTTGACATTTCCAGCGTTCCACAAGTGCGCTACGCCAACGATTTGTTTGGGGGAACCTATCTCGGCATTCAGTGTCCGAAGTCGGCGGAGGATGACACTTCCAATTGGCTGTATCAGGCTGGCTCATCTATCCTTGGCGGTCACTGTGTGAACGGCACTGGGCAAGGATCGGCGGGAGGGCATATCCAAAGTTGGGGCTTGAATATCCCGTTCAACTGGGAGTTCATGCTGAACTATTTGGACGAAGGATACGCTGTGGTCTCTCCCGCTTGGGTCAACGCACAGGGCAAGTCACCCTCGGGATTGGACTTGAACGGCCTGCTCGCCGCGATGAAAGCACTCTAATGTTCTATAGTTGGCTGACGTGGACCCAGGCGAAGGCCGAACTTGCCGCGCGACTGGCTCCCATTGGCCAGTTTTGGAGTGATGCCGAACTTGGCCTCTACATCGCCATATCCATGCGGATATGGAACTGCCTGACCGGGTTCTGGGTGGTCGAGTACCCCGTCAACATCACCACCCCGCTCGCGTCGAACTGGCTCCCCGCCAATGGCACAGGTTCCCCGCGCCAACCAACTCTCTCCGACATCGATGTCTACACGTGGATGGAGTACATGCTGCTGGAGCCCCCCACTGGCGGTACATGGACGGGAACAAACCAATTCAGCATCGCGGCACTTGCCCAGGCAGTGCAGGGCCGTAGGGATGAGACGCTGCAAATCGGTGCGAGCAACGTAGTTGAGATCACACTGCCGATTACACCGGGGGCCAGCCGCGTCACACTGCCCGACAACGCACTCGACGTGCTCCGGGCGAGGTACGTGCCCGCGACTGAGCAGGGAAGCCCTACGACCCTCCAGAGGGGCGATGCGGAGTCGTTCAGGACGTTCACCCCTGGATATCTCCAGACGACTGCCACGCCGATGCGCTGGGACGTGATTTCCGGGCCTCCACTAGCGCTGACCATCGACACCCTCTCGCCCGTGCCCGCCACGCTCGAAATCCTCATCATGCAGGCCGAGGCCGTACCTTCCCCGCCTGCGGCGACGCCGTTGGGGATGCCTGACGACTGGGCATGGGTGCCGCTGTTTGGGGCGCTGGCGGACGTGCTGGCGGCTCAGGAAGAGGCCAAGGACACCCAGCGGTCAGAGTACGCACGGAAGCGGTATCTGGAGGGCATGGCGTGGCTCAAGCAAGCCCCATGGCTCATGGAGGCTCGAGTGGCAGGGGTGCCCGTCGCTACGCCGTCCGTGATCGCGGCAGACAGGTTCGCTTACGAGTGGCAGTCGAACCCGAACGCCTTCCCGCAGATCGTCGTTGCCGGGGTGGACTTGTACGCTATCAGCCCCACGCCTGCGGCTGACACATCCGTCATGCTGGTAGTGATTGGCAACGCGCCCATCCCAACGGCAGGCAATCAGGAGATTCAGGTTCCCCGCGACGTGATGGATGCGATTCTTGACGAGGCGGAGCACCTTGCGGTTTTCAAGTGTGGAACCTACGAGTTGACTGCTAGTATGGGGTTGCACGAGGCGTTTCTCGGCACTGCGAAGCGATGGAACGCTCGTATCAGAGAATCGGGCATTTTCCCAACGACTCTCCGCAGCCCAGAGCCGCGTTCGGAAACTCAGCAACCTCGCTTCGCGGAACCCGGAAAGGAATAACGCATGGCACAGTACATTTCAGCATTCGTTCCAATCGGCCAACTCGCCATCACTGCGGCAGGCACGACAACCCTTCTCTCAGCCAACTGCGGAACCTACGGTGGGCAGACAGCGGCTCCCGGCACTACCGCGTGGACTCCCGGCGCGGCGTGGCGCGGAATGGAGATTCAGGCTGACCCTGCGAACTCGGGCAACCTCTACCTCTTGCCGCGCGGCAAGACGGCCTCAGCCAACCCCGGCTCGATCATCGCCAAGATTGGGCCTGGGGGATCGCTGCCGTTTCCGGCGGTGGCCATGTCGGGAATTGGGTTCACGCCGGAGAACTTCTGTCTCGACATGGACGGAACGGGAACGCAGTACGCATATGGCTACGGCATTTTAGGTCTGGGGTGAGTGATGCGGAAAATCCTTCTAGCTCTCGTGTTTCTGGCTTCTGCTGCGTTCGCGCAAAACCCCGGCGTGGTCATTGTTGGCACGGCTCCCTCGGGAACCTGCGTTCCCGGCTCTGCGGGGCGACTGGTCAACTCCACGGGCGTTTTATGGCTCCCAGTGGTCACAGGCGGCGTTTGCACTTGGACTGCTTCTCCGACGAGCGGCGGCGGCACCACAACCAACGCTCTGACTGGAGCGGCTTCGGGTGGTGCGGCTCCGGGCACCACCTTCAACGGGTCGGCGGCGCGGACGTTCGATTATTCCACGTTTGGCGCGGCGAACTTTCCTACCGGCAATGGCATCCCAACAGTCAACACCGCAGGCACCGCATGGGGGCCAACACTGCCGCAAGTCCCGGTAGAGAACTATGGGGCTGTGGGCTACACAACCCAAGCTGCTGCTGTGGCAGGAACGGATTCCACGTCTGCTGTAAACGCCTGCATAACTGCGCTCACTGCGGGACAATGCACGTTTCAGGCACTCTACTATAAAGTCGCAGGGGCTATCAGCATCACGAAGTCAAATGTGGGACTCTCGGGCGTCTCGCCGTCTTTTGCTGGAGTGTCAAGTGCTATTGCGGGCGGTGGTACTACTCTCGTCGCTACTGCACAAGTAACTACTATCAGCGTGGCCGGTTCCGATGCCTCCCATACCGTAGATGCAACCCGATTGGATCACTTTACGATCAAGCGTTCCACGGCTGCCACTGGAACGGCGACGGATATCAGCCTGAATTTCGCTCTTGAAACTCAAGTTGATTCTGTTCTGGCAGAAGATGCCGTGTATCCGTTTCATATTCATGGAAGCGGCTCCGGGGCTTCGGGATACATTCAACACTCGGGAGCATTGTGGGGGTACGGAAATCCATGTCCCTCTACTGCTAACATGTACGGTTTTTTCTTAGACTCCGAAGATGGAACGGCTAATCCCTCAATGCTGATGTTGAATAATTTAGCGGTCAGTGCCTGCGGTGGGACTCCCGTAGCCTATGGAGTCTATTCGCACGGAACTTCAATAAATGACTTAGTAAATTACACACAGCAAGAGAGCGGACTTGATTTCGGTATTTGGGTGGAATGCGCTGGTTGTAGCCCAACAATGGGGCTACCACCAGCAAGCGACATACAGTTTGTTCAACCGTCAATAGATGGCACGATCTCTACTGGTACCGCTATGACGCTCAAGAATGTCGCCGGTGTAACCGTTACCGGCGGATTGTTGAATGGGGGAGTTTGCAGTCTAGATATTGAAGGAAGTTCCGGAGTGGTAGTTCACGGAGTTCATCTCTTCACCAATTCTGGAACCGTAAAAAGCGCCTGCATCAACGGCAGCAAACTAGTCTCTCTGACGGGCAATATGGCAGTTCGTAAGGGCGTTGCTGCCATCTTCAATCTGAGTGGAAGCAGCGCAGTTACTGTACAAGATAATAACTTTGAAATAGCCGCTGCTGGCGATCCATGCTGCTTCGCTGTGCAGGTAGTTGGCGGATCAAATAACGTCATCGGGCCGAACGTTTATGACGGCCCTGGCACGAATCTATACTCGATTGATTCTACAACAAGTCATAACACGGTGCAGGCAAATATGGCCGTGGCTGATGCTTCTACGACTGACACGGTTCTATTGCAAATTCCCCCAATGGCTATAGGGTCTCTTCCCACCGCTTCTACCTATCCAGCAGGAACTCAGATCGTGGTCACGGACGCGCTCACCTTCACTCCCGGAACCTGCACCAACGGCGGCAGCGATACGATGATTGCAATTACAAACCATTCGACGTGGAGTTGTCACTAAAGTGAGCGGAGGAACGAGCAAATGACGGATACAGCCTCACGCTTCACGCTCGACGGGAAGAACTGAATGGCAAAGATCACCGTGACCGCCCGTAGGTGCCTGCGCTGCGGCGCGGTGGCGGCATCTGTGCAAACCCTCTGCCCTGACTGCTCGCTGAGCTGGAAGGTGGTTGGCGGGAAAGTGGTAGCAAAGTGATTTTTCGAGCCTTGGACGTAACCAGTCCCGTGAACCGCCTCAAGGCCGGATTTGCGGCAATCGCGTGCAACGTGAGAGCATACGCGCTGGGTTCCTTCCAACTCCGTAACCTGCTCACCAACCCCATCCTGACCGTCTCTGGCATCATCTCGACGCTGGCGCGGCTGAACGACTCAACCCCGGCAGGCCCGGTGAGCGGCTACACTATCGTCACCGCGGCGGGCACTAAGCTATACAACAACACGACACCCATCGCCACGGTGATGAGTGGGAATCCGCTGTCTATGGTTTCCTTCCGCCCAAACGCGAGCGTGGAGCCGTGGCTCTACATTGGGGATGTGGCTCCGAGTCCCGCAGCGCTGGAGGCGGCAAACAACGTCGTGCAGTTGGCGACGAAGTATCTCATCAGTGGGACTCCTGTAACCTTCGCATCCACTCGGATGAATAAGGTGCGATCAGATGGGCTGATCTACAAGATGGGAGTGAAAGAGCCGCAACTTGCGCCCTCGGTGACGACTGAGAACACGAACGTCGGATTCTCCGGCACGCTACTTGCGACGGCAATTCCGTGGACGAACTATCTCAGCGCGAACTCCAGTTTCAACTACGGCGAGTCGAACGGATATCCCAAGCCCACCCCTGACGGGACAATCTGGTTTGCAGTGAACGTGGATAACGCTTCTACCGTCACCATCGCGTCGCTGACAGGATCAGCCACAATCAACGGGGGAACGAAGGTTCCGACCTCGCTGGGGCCGTCTACCGGCGCCTCAACTAATCCCGGCCACTACATTCAGATTGCAGGCTCTGGGGGCACGCCGGCGACCGCCACGGTAGTCACAGGCGCGTTCATCGACGCGACCGGGCAGGTCATGCCGATTGGGGTGGCTCCGCTCTACATCCCATCCGTGGTGGATGTGGGTGCGTCGATCGGCTCGCCTATCACGGTTCCCGTGGGGGCGGTGTCGTTCCAGATCGGCATCAACTCAACCGGCAACACGTTCTCTGCGAACTCAGGCAGTTTCGCCATCGCGGGCACGGTGACGACGGACGCACTCTCTCCGGTCATGGGGATTGTTGGAAGCCTGACATTGGTTTATTGGACCGACTCGCCTACGGCTGGTCCGACAGCCGCATACGTCTGGTGCAACCCAGGCGACCCAGGCGGAGGAACGCCGCGAACGGTATCGAGCGGTGGGGTCACCGGGACGCTGTTTGGCACCTATTCCGGCAACTCGTTTATCTTCGATGCCACATTCACATCCGGCGTGCCGGGGCTTCCTGGTATCGGCTCGCCGTCCACTGCGATGGTATGGTCGCAGCTCAACCCAAACGAATCGGTCAGCGGAACGATATCCGTCTCGCCCAACGGGACATCGAATTTCAACTTCTGCCTGTACGGGAGCATCTACATCCCAGCGGCCGGAAACTACACCTTCGTTCTCACCAATCACGACGACTGCATCTGGGGCATCGAAGGCGCAACCCTCATCTCCGCTACCCCCTCGGGCAGCGGCGAAGGCGGCGGCGTGTCGCTGTCGGACTTTGGGCAGACGCTCACTGTGGCGAAGGGCTACCCCCTGCTCCCACGGCAGACCTACACGAGCGGTTCGGGTGGCAACTACGCTCAGACGACGGCGGTGGCGAGCTTCGCGGCGGCTGGCGTCTACGGCATCGAACTCGACTACGACTACTGGTTCCATTCAGGCCGCATCCTGCTTCTGATGGGATCTCCTACTGCCGGCGGAAGTCCGGCAATCATCCCACCCGGCAAGGCGAACCAGCGCCAGCAAGTCCAGTACCGCTACACCTACCGCTCATCGGCTACCGGGGCCACGTCGAACCCCTCGCCCAAGTCCTCCGCCATCACCCTCCCTGTAGCGGCAAACACGGTGACATCGCTCTGGTCGAACGACCCCCAGATTGACCTCGTAGACTACTACCGCGTGGACTCAGCACTGACGGCGTTTACCTACGTCGCCACTGGGCCGAACGACAACGGCTTGGGCGGCGGGGTCAACACGCCCATCGTGGACGCGCTGACCGACACTGAGCTGGGCACGCAACTGCTCAACTACGATAACTTTGAGCCGTTCCCGTCTATCGATCTTCCACAGAAGGGAACATGCACAGTATCGGGCGGCGTCATTACGTGGGTTTCTGGCGGCGCTATTGGGGGCACAGCGACGGGATTCAACACCCGGTGGCTGTTTGGCACCATCATCGTCATCGGCTCGCCGACGGGCCTTGCCTACACATTCATCGCCCGGCCCACGTCCACCACATCAGTCACCATCCCCGGCGTGCCTGATGCGGGTACGCCCGTCCAGTACACGATTGCCGAGCCCATATTGGCGGCACAGGCGTTGCCGTACCTCTGGGGGCCGTCTGACAACATCCCATTCACTTGCGGATGCGGTGACCCGCTCCGGCCCGGCACGATGTACTGGTGTCAGGGAAACAACCTCGATGCCGCGCCGGACACGAACCAGCAAGACCTTACCGACCCGTCTGAGACTCTGGTCAATGGCCTCTATTCGGGTGGCAGGGGCATCGTGTTCACCATCAAGCGGGCCATCGCCGTGCTGCCCAACTTCTTCAATGCCCAAGCGACGGCTACGGGCACGCTTGGTTCGACGTGGAGCGTGCGCGAGACGGGTATCACTCGGGGGCTGTTCATTCCGCGATGCCTCGCCATCTCGGGCGGTGGAAACATCTTCTTCCGGGTGGATGACGGCTGGCACATCTCCCCGAATGGGCAGGCGTCGAAGTCGATCACCGATGAGAGCCTGTATCCGCTCTTTCCGCATGAGAACTCGACTCCGCAGCCCATCGTCCGCAACGGCATCACCATCTATCCGCCCGACGACACGCAGCCCCAGAAGCAGAAGGCCAGCTTCATTCTTGGCTACCTGTACTGGGACTACTACGGGACAGACGGCAACCCGCACACGCTGGTTTTCGATGAAGCGGCGATGGGCTGGATTTGGGATCTCAACACCCCGTCAATAACGGCGCGCGCGTCAAACGAAGATGTGAGCGTGCAGGGCGTGCTATGCGGTTGTGTGGACGGCACGATACGGCAATTGTCGAGCACGTCAAGCGGAACCGAGACAGCCACGGCAACGGTGCTTTCCGGGGCCATTGGAAGCAAGGGATACCAGCACGCCGGGGCGATGGTGGTGGAGTACCAATCTAAGGCAGCGGTGACGCTCACCGGCATCCCTGCGGACTCTGGCAATGGCTCCTACGGGTTTACGGCGATCCCTCTCCCATCGACCAGCGGGGCACTCACCAAACTCTTTCTACGGCCATCCCCGAACAAGACGAAGCTGATTCAACTGCAATTCTCATCCAGCGATCCGGCGATGATCGTGAACCTCGACGGCTGCGTGATCTACCTTCGGGCGTGGGGCTCCACGGCTGCGTATGAACCCGTCAAGATGTTCGGGTCGCAAGGCGGTGAAGGATGAGTCTCAGCCCTTCATTCCGGCTACCTCCTTTTATCGCACCCGGCAACGCTCACCCCGAAGTGATCGAGGCGGTGAACTATGCGGCGGACGGCATCACGGACTTGAACCAAGCGATCACGTCGCTCAAGACGCAAATCGACGCCAAGGCCAGCGCGACCACGACCGCAACAACCGCGACCAACACAACATCATCGACCGAGAACGTCACGAACGCCACCATCGGCGGAGGGCCAGTAAACAATCAGACGGGAGTGGCGGCGTACACCACGGCGCAGACGGACGATGGGGCGCTCCTGATCTTCGCGGACGCCTCCCCGGTTGCGGTGACGCTCAACAACTCCGTGACGCTTCCCTGGTACTGCTTTGCACTGAACGCCGGAGCGGGACTCGTAACCCTCACCCCTCAGCAGAACACGATCAACGGCAACGCTTCGGAGACGGTGATTCAGGGCTACTTTGCCGTCATATTCTTCGATGGCACGAACTGGTGGTCATCGAACATCCCCATCGTGCCGGTGAACACCCCCGGCGTGGCGCATGAATGGGTAGCGAGCTATAACGCAGCGACGGGAGCGTTTAGCTTGAGTCAGCCCGCCTACTCTGATTTGACGGGTACGCCGCAACTGCCGAACACGGCTACGCCTGTCGCTGGCGAATACCTGACCGGATACAACGCCGGGACGGGGAACTTTTCTCAATCGACTCCGGCGGGACTCAGCGTTACAATCACGACAGCCGCGCTCACGTCGCTCGGCACGCAGGGGAGCATGACATTCACGGCGGGGCTGCTTACCGCCCAGACGCCAGCAACATAGGAGCACATGATGGGCGCATGGCTATCAGGCATATTCACAGGAAATGACCCGACCCTAAGCCAAAACATCGGCAAGTTCGGGAGCGAGGGTGACTTCGCCACGGGTACAGGGCAGGGCGACGTCACCGCTGCATCGAATTTCTACACCGGCATACTTAGCGGCGACCAGACCAAAGAGGCTGAGGCACTTGCCCCGGAGATTGGGGCGATCAAAGGCCAAGCCCAGCAACAGAAGAAGACCATCGCCAACAACTCCACCCGCAGCGGCGGCACAGCGGCGGAAGCAGGCGCGATTGACGATAAGGTGACAGGCGACATTACTGGGCTGCTTGGCAGCGAGAAGTCGTCGGCCGCGAGCGGGGCGGCATCGCTTGGCACGTCGGAACAGAGCCTCGGGTTGCAGTCGCAGGCAGAGCAAGACAAAGCCGCGCAGCAGCAGCTTGAGAACTGGAAGAAATCGCTCTTCGGGGATGCCATCACCACGGGCGCGGGAGCGGCTGAAGGCGCGGGACTTGCCGCGATAGGGATATAACATGGGCGGATTCAGTCAAGGCTTTGCGCAAGGTTCGGGAGAGGTTGACGCCCGCAAGTCGCGCAGCAACCAACTCGAAGACGAGCAGCGCCGCACCAAGCAGGACGCCCTCGGCCAGCAGCTTGCCACCGGAGCCATCACCGCCCCGCAGTACGGCTCTGGCGTGAGCGATCTCTACGCCCATGAACCAGCCGAATCGAGGCTGGGGCGGATTCACCGTGGATTGGAGCGCGCGGTCGGGATGAAGAAGCAGGCTGACCAGCAGAAGGCCCAGGCCGACGCCAAGCTCGCATCGCAGCCATCCCCCAAGGCCGACTATGCCAACATCCAAGCGGGGGCCAAGAGTCCGCAAGACTTGGCGGCGGAGAAGCAGACCCAGGCCATTTCGACGTTCACGCAGGAAGGCGACATCGGAAATAAGCAGGCGGCGGAAGCGGCTGACACGACGCGGCAAGCGACCGTCGCGCTCATCGACAAGTACGTTACCGATCCGGAGGCGAACAAGGCGGCAAAGCAGGAGTACGCACAGAAGCAGGCTGGCATCTTCGGCTCGCCCAAGCCCCTGACCGGAGCGGCAGGCGAGCCGGTGGAATACCCTCCCGGAAGTGGCCAATATGCTCAGGCCGTCAGCAACCCGGACGGAACCCGCACAATGATGCCGATGCCGCTGGGTTGGAAGCCGCCCGCGCCCAAGCCGTCCACGTCGCCCGCTGGGATCTACACGAACCTGTTGGCGAAGAAGATTATGGCCGACAATAAAACAGGCCCGCCACTCACGCCGCAGGAAAGCGCGTCGCTGCAATCGAGCAAGAGCGCGATGACCATCCCCGGAATAGCGCGGGCGGAAGCATGGGCGAGGGCTTCGGCTGCCAACAATCTGGTAGTGTCAACTGACCCCAGTACCGGAATGGATGTCCTCGTTTCGAGAGCGCAAGGGGTAGCGGCGACGAATGCGGGACAGCCGATGACGGCGGGCGTCGTCGGAGCGCCAACCGGCAACGACAAAAAGAATCAGATGCTCGCGCAGTCGGCCATCGCGCAGGTTGACAGGATGCAAAGTATACTGCGCCAAGACCCCAACCTCACCGGGCCGGGTGCGGGGCAACTGACAACCTTGCAGACATGGTTGGGGACGCAAGACCCAGACGCTCAGGCATTTATTGTTTCGTCTCTGCTGGGGTCTGAGCATGGAGTCGCGGTGTTCGGCGGTCGCAACATCCACACAATTTCTGATCTGCAATCTGCCATCGGGAGCATGAAAACAAACCCCAAGGCTCTCGCGGCGGCGCTCCAAGTGATAAAGGAAACGATGCAGCCGTGGACAACGGCGAACGGCAGACTTCCAGCACCGAGAAATGCAACGGGCGGAGGAACGCACTCATACGCCATCGATGGCGCGGGGAAGCGGCATAAGGTACTCGACTCCAAGGCGCAACTCCCGCAAGGCTGGAAGTGGGGTGACTGATGGCACCCAAGACACAATCCGCTCCGGGTTTTGGCCCCGCCGAAGACGACACCCCAGCCGGGTTTGGCCCCGCCGAAGACGCAGCGCCCGCGCCGAAGGATGACGCCGCGCCTGCCGACACACGTAACGCCTTTCAGCGCGGCGTAGATACGCTATCTACTGTGACTCCCGAACAGAGGGCAGGGCACGGGCATATCTTCAATGCCGCGCAAACCTTCGGAGCCAATGTGATTGGCGCGGCAGCGGCTCCCATCGCGCATCCCATTCAGACGGCCAAGAGCATCTTTCTGGCGACTCCGCTCGGGGCGGGTATCGATCCGCGTGGCGCATTCGAAGCCAACCCAGTCGTCCAGGGGGTGAAACAGATCAAAGAACAGGGGGCAGAGCAGGCTATCCCTGCCATCGCCGGCCAGGTAGCGGGTGGCGCTATCGCCGGAGAGTCGGCGGGCGGGGCGATGGGACTCGCTCCCCGCGTTCTCCGTGGCACCGCCGATGCCATCTCAGGCACCGGGCCGCGTGTGACGAAGGCGCTGGTGAAGGAAACGACCGCAGCCAATACAGCGGATGCGGCACAGACAGTAAAGGATAACAACATCGAATCGCTCAAGGCCGAAGCGAAGCGCCGCACCGAACTAAGCAAGCACGCGGCGGACACAGCTACGCACGAAGCGGGCAAAGTCGAGTCCAACGCAAAGCTCCAGAAAGACCTCGCTGCGCAGCGCGAGATTGCCCCCACCGAAAAGAAGCTCGCCGACGCGAAGAGTGCGCGGCAAGCTGCGGTCGAGACGGCGCGGGAGAATGCTCGCAGGGTAGGCAACGAAAAGTACGGAGTGGTTCACACCCTCATGGACGATCTTCCTGCCAGAGATGGCTTCTACGGGGATGTCACCAAGCAAGCCGAACATGGAATCTCTGGGTCTAAGGGTGCTCCAACAATCCTAAAAGCGATGGCTAAACGGATGGAGAGCGGGAAGCCTGTTGTGTACCAAGACCTGCAAAGCGACTACTCCACGCTCGGCAACGAACTCTCGAAAGGAACGCTCCCCGGAGACGTTTTCACCACCTATAGCGATATGCACGATGCTATTGGCGAAGAAATGCAGCGCATGGCTGACTCCGAGGGTACTCCGGTAGACCTGACCAAAGTTCCACGCAGGATGGTGGAAGGAATCCCAACGGATGAGCCCGCATATAAAACAGACATAGGGAAGCATGTTTACGATACCCGAAACTACTGGCGATTGATGAAGCAGACGTTTGGCAAGACGAAAATAATCAATGACGCCGCGACTAAGGCTATCGGCGGAGCAAAAGACGAAGCGCAAGATAACCAGATGCGGCTACTCGGATCATTCGACCCGCAGATTCCGCAGATCCACTCTCTCGTCAACACATTGGAGGCAAGGGCGAAGGCTCTGCCCAAGCCTGTACCGGAGCGCGTACTAACGCGAAACGTCGCTGAGGCCCGCACTGCACCCCCCAAACTCGACCTCACGCCCCGGCCAGAGCCGAAGCTACCCGCTCCCCGAAAGATCAATGCAGAGGACGTGCAGCCCGCCAAGAAAGAGGCAAGGTTGAATCGGGCAGATACATTCAGAACTCGGGGCGGCGGACTGGCGAGTACCTTCCTCGTACTGGATGCCATCCGAAATGCCTTTCACGGCAACATCGGCGCAATCGGAGAGGACATTGGGGCGAGAGCCGCGTTCGGGGTTGGCAAGCAGTCGCTAGCTCGTCTGTTGGAGAATCCTAAGGTGGCGGCATGGCTCGACCAAGCGAGCGAGCGCGATGTAGCGGCTATTCCCCCAGAACTGCGCGGGAACTTCCCCGCCCTCGTCAAAGCGGCACAGGCGAAGGGCGTCAAGGTCAGTCCCGCGCTGCTCGGCATCGCCGCGGTGAGCGGCCTTCCAGCCCCCCGCGCCCAGAACCCCACAGACGCCTATGCTTCTCAGTAGTGAACTAATCGCCACCGACGAACTTTGTCCAAGGCGCGTGGTGTGGTCGAATCGCTACCAACTCCCCCGCGTCTCGCTCATGGGCGCACTCTACCGCGCCGTGGATGCCGGTCTGCGGGCCGAGAAAGACCCTGAACGGGCGGCGGAGTCTGAATTCATTGGACTTGCCTCCCGCCCCGGCTTGGATGTGACCGGCCCGAACGTCTACGCCATCGGATTTCACCACGCCAAGCTCGCTGGAATCCTCAGCGTGGCTCTCAGAAGCGCGTTTCCTGAGCCCTGGAAGCCCGTCCCTGATGCCAAACTCGTTCTGAATGGTTATCCCACCCACCCGTGGCGCTCGGCCTGCTACGACGCAGGGGACGGCGCCGTGAGGCGGGTTGTGCTGGTCGATCGATGGTCAGACGACCGCAAGGCCCAGGAAGCGCGTTCCTGGCGCACCATCGGGGAAGCATGCGCCCTGCGCAAGCCCATTCTGCTTACCGCCGTGACCATCGGGGGATCGAAGGACGGCCGGCGGAGTTCCCCGTGGACCCGCTGCTACCAGCATCCCAAGAGCCGTCAGTACCGATTCAAGCGGAAGACGTCGACTGAGGACTTTGGGGCGACGTGGAAACCCATCTGGCGCGAGGATGCCGGGTTCCCGACTGCGGACTGGCTGACCCGGATGAAGAAGGATGGATGCATGGCGGACGTGGTGGACACGCTTACGGTGCCAATGCCGACGCGCCGGGACGCCTACGTGCAAGAAATGATGCGACACGCTGGTGATATGGAACGCTGGCATGAGCGGTTGGGGGAGACGCCACCGATGCGGCTGGCGGGGTGCTACGGGTGGAGTCCATGTGTATTTCTGAATGTTTGCCACGGCTCGGCTGCACCATCACCTGAGGCGTACAATTTTGTTCGCTTACCCCTAAAATCAGCCGCCGCGCCGAGTCTGAACGGCAGTGCGATAGTTGCGCCATCAGAGCATCGGTAAACTCGTGGCTGCGATTCTCTGGCATCTTGAACCGCATCATCCACGCCTCGCGCACGGGGTCGGGTGGACGGCCTACCGGGTTGCTCATGCCTTGCTCCTTACCGACTTCGGGTTGTGTTCCTCGACAAGATGGTGCGTTGCACACTTCGTTTTTACGTTCTCCAACGTGTCAGGACCGCCACGCCCACGGCTGACAATGTGCGCCATGTGGCCAGAAGTCCAGCTCACCCGCTCATTGCAAACAGTACAGCGCCAGCCGTCGCGCTCGAAGCATCGGCGGCGCAGCATTGCCATGTCCGGGCCTTTCAATCGGACGGGCCTCATGCTAGTACCTCCCTCATGTCGTCGATCGCCGTAGCTGCCGTCACCATCGCAGTCGAGTAGCGATAGACCTTCCAGCCAAGCCGAGTGGCCATATTGTATTTTCGGCAATCCCCTTCAAATCCTTCGCCGCGGCTGTGTCGCGACTTTCCGAACCTCGTTCCCCCTTCAATCTCGACTGCGATTTTATGCTCCGGCCAGGCGAAGTCGAAAGCCCACTGGCGACCGGGGCAGAATTTGTACTCACGCTCCGGGGTGAGGTTGTGCGCCTTACAGTGGAGCGCAAACGTGCATTCGCCCACACTCAGCGCCTTCGGTAGCTTGCTCACTTAGTGGCCTTCTCTGCTGCCTCGTATGCAGCGAGATTGGCTTCGGCTGCTTCGGCGCGTTGCTTCCAATGATAAGTAGAGCGATCACAACCATCTATCTGATCGTCAAGCTGTAGCACCTTCTCCTGCAATACATCCAGTTCTGCGATGAATCTGAGGCAATCTGTTGCCAATTCTCGGCATGTCGAATCATATTGAGACGTGCATTTTGCGATGAAGTGGTAATATTCCGGTTCGTGATCGTAAGGTGGCATCTCCGGCATCGGAGCTTCGGGTGGCAACGGCTGGACAGGATAGTCCGCCGCGCATCCGCAGAGATGACCTCGAACTAAACCGCACGGGCATAGTCCATTGATACGGCTGGCGGCGTCGTCCCACGCCTTAGCTTCTGAAGTTCCTGAGCCCAAGAATGTGCACGAAGGGGAGTTGCGCGAGTAAATGTTCCAGTCGCCAGCCACCTCGGTACATTCTAGACACTCCGCATCCGGCCACACCTCTAGCACCCGCTTTTCCTCTTTGCTCGTCAGTTTGTTCATACCCACTCTCCTGTAACTTGATGGAACTCCTCACGGTAGATGCCCGACGGCTTCCATGTTGTACATGCCGGCGGCGGAACACCTTTATAGTGCGCACACAGAAATTCGAATCCACACAGCCGTACCATAATCGGTGCCCACGGTATCTGCGGCGGTTCACTGCTCCAACTTCTCCACTCTTCCACGTTCCCTCCATTCCTCCATCGCTCGGATGACTACCGGGTTGTGCCCGATGTGCCACATCTTTCCGCAACGATAGACTCCAAGCGCGTAGTTCTTGCCGAACATCCTGCCCTTCCAGTGCCCCCGCATGACCCGGCCTAACGCGGCTCGCGCCGCCTCCTCGGTGCGATAGAGGACTTTATTGCACGACGCGCAAATCTTCCGAGGTATCCTGCTCACGAGACTCCTCCTGCCACGCATGTAGTGCCATCGCAGCCAGTAATTCCAGCGCATCGTTCCGGTTGGCTGCGCCGTGCTCCATCGCCAAGTCTAGAGCCTCCTCGATCTTTTCCGCCGCCGATTCGTCAGGGTTGAACCGCAGTGCCCGCTTGTGCTCAATATGCTGGTTGGGGAAGTCCCGCCGGATCGTTCCAACAAACTCCTCCGCGCGTTGCGTCTTGGCCGCTTCGAGCACGGCTGGCGTCCGGCGTACCCGGCTGCTCAACTGCTTCAACGTGTGGAAGTTCGATGCAGGGATCTGTGCCAGGTCAGCCGCGGGAACGTCCGCAAGCTCCTCACAGTCGCGCAGGGCCGCGTAGACGACCGAGTATCCACGGGGGGCCGCGTAGCGCACCCACGAGGCGAAGGACGTGCATCCGGGTACGTGCTTCCAGAGCATTCGTCTCTCGACGGTCAGAGCCATCAATCCGAGACTGGCGTAGCGTAGGGGTTCCGTCTCGTCCCACTCGCGGATGAGGCTGGAGATGAGGGTCGCGGCTTCGGGGTCGGGAAGGGCGAGGTAGTCCTGCGTGGGGGTCATGCTTCGCCATCCTCGATCATCTGCGCCATCATTTCGGCGGTGTGGCATTCAGACCGTAGATGCTCACCCGGCATACAGCACCGTCCGGGGAAGCAGCATCCGGTGTCGTTTTCCTCATCGTCGCGGTCGCATACACACGGGTAGCAATAACATTCGTCGCAGTAGTGAACAGGTGGACCCATTACCATCGTCTCTCCTTCGCTACCGCTGGCAGCATCCTGCGAGATAAGCAGTGATCCGCAGCGGCGATACGTTCGGTTGTGGCTCTCAAGATACCTTCCCAAATGCGGTTAGGTTTGTTCGATAAAACGATAGCGCAAGCGGCGATCACTGTCACATCCTTGTCACGGTCCTCGCGGGTGTAGCCGTTCTCGATGAAGCGGAGTATCCACGTCCCAATGCGGAGTTCGCTGGCCCTCTTCTCTGCGACCTCCCGCTGGCGTTGGGCCTCCCGCCACTCCTTCGGGTCACGCTTGGCGAACAGCGTATCCTTCCACGTTAGCCCTACCGCAGCCAGCACGTCGTCAGACTCGCACCCTGCGAAACAGTGGACGGTGGAGCGCTCGTCATCGGCGTAGATGGCCAGCGTGAGGCTCTTGCCCTTATGGACTGGGCATCGGGCCCTCCACGCCTTGCCCTCGCGCCGGGGGCGGTCGAACATGCGGGCTAGGGCTTCCGTGGTCATATCTCCACCGAATCCACGTCCTCTATCTCAACAGGTTCGTCGTCCGCACCCGCAAACAAACCAGTGGATGCGCTAAGGGCCGATGCGAGGTTCTTGTGCGCCTGACGGAAGTAAGATGGCTTGAGTTCGGACCCGATGAACTTGCGGCCCATCTCCAAAGCCACGAAACCCTCCGAACCGATGCCCGCGAACGGACTCCAAACCGTATCGCCGGGGTTCGTCCACAGCTTCACCGCCCTGCGAATGACTTCCAATTGCAGCGGGCAGATGTGGCGTTCGTCCTCATGCTCGCGGGCGGAACGATATTGCAGCGTGTCCGATGGGTTGATGTCCATCCACACCGGCGAGGCGTAGTTCTGCCACAACTCGACTGGGAACTCTTCCTTCGTGTGCGCGATAGCCTCCGGGTTCTCTCCCGGCTTGCGCATGGTCACAAGGTAGTCAGGCACGCCCTGGCGACTCATGGCGGAGTCTTTGCGGATGGTCTTGTGCAACAGGCCCAGAGCCTTCGTGCGCTGCATGGCCGTCACCGGGTCTTTCCAGATGCAGACCTCGGAATGGTAGATGAAGCCAACATCCTCATACGCGCGGATGATCTCGCCCCGGAAGTCGCGGATGCCGATCACTCCGTCCCGCACCTTCGATGTGGGCAGGTTCATGCAGTGGATGGAGACGAGGCGACCCGGCATCATCACCCGGTACGACTCTTTGATGAGGAACTTGTAATGCTCCCAAAACTCGTCATGCGTCCGGCTGTTGCCCATGTCGCGTTCGCTGGAGGAGTAGGTGTAGAGCGATGCGAACGGCGGCGAGAATACCGAATAGTGGACGGAGTTACTCGGCAACTCTTCGGCCAAGTCGACGCAATCGGCAAGGTGAATCGTCCAGTTCTCCGAAGTCTCCACATTGCGCTCATAGACGGACTGTTCGCGCACCGTCCCCCGCAAGTGCATCCGGGTCAAGTCCTGCATGTTCGCTACCATCTCGTCGGCCATGTGTGTTGCCTCCTTTTCCTTGCGCTTCAAGTTCTCAAGTACGTTGCCTTCGGTCGATGCTGCGATGATGTGGACGTGGACGGGGTTCTTTTGCCCGAAGCGCCACGACCGGCGCACCGCCTGATAGAACATCTCCCATGAATCATTGACGCCCACAAAGACCTGATGCGAGCAGTTCTGGAGATTCATCCCGTAACCAAACATCCGGGCCTTAGTCGAGAGCGCATGTATCTCGTCATTGCAGAACGCAATCGCCGCCTCGATCTTGAACTCGTCGGTGTCAGTTCCGGTAACTTCGATGCACTTCGGAACGCCCGCGGCGATGGCTTTCGACTCATCATTCAGGTTGCTCCACAACAGCCACGTCTCGGCAGGTTCCTCCGCAACGATGTCAATCGCCGCTTGCACTCGCTCATTCACCGATGAGCGACGGGCCGCAAGCCGTTCGCCCAACGACTCCGCAGGCATGGCGAAGAGGAACCCTTCGCTTGGGGTGGAGACTTCCAAGACGTGCTCATGGTAGACCAGCGGCGGAAGGATGAACATGCTATCGTCATGGCCTATGTCGCTCGGCTTGTTCATCGACACAGCCCACGTGCATACCCACTTCCAGAAGTCTTTCCGCGCATGGCCTTTGAGCCGCCACTTCTGCGTCTCGCCACCATCATGCACGAAGAACGTGGATAGCATCTCCGTGGCCGTCATCACGCCCAGGAACTCCGCATGGTTGCCAAGCTCCATGTAATCGTTCGGGGCCGGTGTGGCCGTCGCAGCGAGCCGGTACGGGGTATCGCGGAACGCCTCAATCAGAGCGGAGCGGGTAGTCCCATCGAACGATTTCAGGATGCTCGACTCGTCCAGAACGATGCCATCGAACGCGGTAGGGTCGAACTTGGCTAACCGCTCATAGTTGGTGACGTTCACCCCGCGAGTCGATTCCTTCATCTCGCGGCAGTAGTGGATCTCGACCCCGAACTTATCCGCCTCACGGACGGTCTGACGGGCGACCGCGAGCGGAGCCAGAACGAGCACAGCGCCCCCAGTATGCTCCGCCACGACCCGAGCCCACTCCAATTCGATGAGCGTCTTGCCGAGCCCGGTACCGAGGAATGCAGCGGCCTTGCCAAGTCGCAGCGCCCATCCGGTCACGTCGCGTTGGTGGGGGAACATCGCCGGGTGGAGCGGGGGGATCGTGGTAAGTCCCGCCGCATGGCATCGGATTGACTTCGCCGCGATGAACTCCGCGTACTTGTCCCGATGCTCCAAGAACTCTGGACCCATCACCACGCCGGGATCAAAATGAACCGGCTCGCCATCTATGATTTTCATGCTTGCCTCCGTTGAAAATGGACATCTAAAGCCGCCGAAACCTGCCCACGGGTAGCCCCGTTCGGGATGGGGATGCGGAGTTTATGGCAGAGGGCTATCTGCTTCTCGCTCGGCCCCGTCTGCCGCCAGTGCGAGTCCCGCATGAGTACCGCCTTGGGAAGCACGCCGGAATCGACCACCAACTTATCCCCGATGTTGAACGCTCCGGCCAGGTTCTGCGCCTGAATCTCTACGAGCCTCCCTGCCACGAATCCGCGTACCCACCACTCGCCCAGCAGGTCGGCGGACAGCGTGACCCGCTCGCGGCCTACGGGCAGCGTGTAGGCGTCGCCCTGCTTCGTCCATGCCAGTTCAGTGAGCCGTGAGACTTCGGGCGGGTAGCTCACCTTGAACAGCGAGATATTCTCAGCCATCGTCTTCAGTTCGTCGAGATTGCGGAGGTCGGCAACGTTGGCGGTGGGGAACTCTGCCGCGATGCGCTCCAACTGCTCCCGCGCCTTGGTAAACCGCTCGCCTTTGAGGTCCAAATCCTTCGGCAATCCAAGCAGGCTGGAGACGTTGCATAGGTCGTGGCGCTTGCTCGAATCGCACACGTCCAGCACGAGCAAATCATCTTTACCGTCCGCAATCCGGGTTCCCCGGCCTACCTCCTGGGCGTAGCGTACGAAGCTCTTGCGTGGTGCTGCCAGCACGATGCATGACACCTTCGGATCGTCGTAGCCTATGCCAAGCAACTGAGCGCAGCAGATGACGGGGTACGTCCCTGCCTTGTGCGCGTCGATCTTCGCTTGGCGGTCGGGATCTTCGCCCCAGACTGCTTTCGCGCCGATACTGTGAGCCTCGAACGTGGCCGCAAGGTCGAGCGCGTGCTGCACGTTGGCGGTGAAGCAGATGGTGCGGCGCTGCCATGCATGCTTCGCCCATTCCTTGACGACGATGGCGTTACGCTCGGGCGTGTTGACGGCGGTAGCAAGCTCGCCCTCGGCAAACTCTCCCATGCGAACGTGTACGCCATCGAGGTTGGCTTTGCCTGATACGCGCATTGCCCGAATATCGCAGAGCCATCCTGTCTCAATACCCTTGCGGATGTCCATGTCGAACACGATCTCGTCGAAGAGGTGCTTCAGCCCCTGGCCGTCGTTCCGGTTGGGCGTGGCGGTGATGCCAAGGAATAGCGTCTTGGTGCGCGTGCGGTCGAGCAGCCCAAAGTAGTCGTAGACGCGCTTGAACGAGTCGGCCATACCGATGTGCGCCTCATCTTGGATGATGGCGTCGAACTCGTCGGGCTGGAACTTCTTGATGCGGTCAGAACCCTTGCGCCCAAGCGTCGGGATGGAGGCGATTACGAACTGATCGAGCGGCCCGGAGGTCTGCCCCGCCATCTCCGTTCCCACCCACGCGCCGGGGTTCCACGCATGGAACGCCTTAGCCGCTTGCTGCGCGAGTTGATCCATGTGGACGGCAAACATCACCTTGCCGGTAAAGCCGTGGTTGCGGCGCAGGTTGGCGGCGATGGCAGTTTTTCCGGTGCCGGTTGCCATCACTGCCAACTGGTTCAGCACGCCTCGGCTGAGCGCGGCCTTGGACCGGGTTAGGCAGTCGGACTGGTAATCTCTAAGCTGCACGATTCACCTTCATGCACTGCCAGCCGTACTTGTCGCGCCACTGGGTAAAGAGTTTGTCTGGATATGGCACGGTGAGCAGCCGTTCCGCAGTGTCAACGTCCACATTCGGCCCGTAGATGTAGAGGGTGGTTCGTCCCTTGAACTGAACGACCATGTACCCTCCCACCTGCGCTACCTGGCCCAAGTTGCGAGCCTTCGGGACGGGTTTCATTGCGGCCTTGGCGAGTACCTCAGAGACTTTCATCGTCTTCCTCCTCGTCGTAGTTCGGTGGGACCGGGAGGGGCATCCAGTGGGTGACTTCGTAATTCTTTGCGCTTCCCATCGCCCATATTCCGTCGCTGTCTAGCCAACTGATATCGCCAGATGCGTCGTCGGTGGCGTGGAATTGAACCCACACCCAAACTTCGTCTAATACTTCAGGTAACCGATCCTTCACGCTAATCCACTTCATCGGCTTCAGCCTCCTGCTCTATCTTCGCTTTTGTGGCCCGGTACTGCTCTTTGTTCCAGATGAGAAGGCACAGATGGAGTTCATTGTTCATCACTGCGCCGATCACATTCCCCGCGATGCCAATGGTAATATCGGTATCTTGGCCCCTATGGACTGCGGTCATGTTCTTGAGGTTTTCGGAGGTCGCAAGACGGATGTCGAGGTTATCCACGCTCATCCGCTTCAACACATCGAAAGAACTGATCTTAGCTTTCATCGGAGTCATCCTCGTCGTAGTCGCCATTCATGGCGTTCATGCAGAACTCGCTACAACACCATTCCCCGTTCTTGGACACGAAGTTCTCCCCGATGCCTTCACGGTAGCCGGGATCTTCGTGCGTGTTGGGATACTCCTTGCCGCAAGGCTCATCACAGCATGGGCAGTGGATGACTTTCATCGGTTCAACCTCCGTGACTCCTGGCACTCGCGGTCCCAGTCGGACGGACCACGCCGGCGGTCGGAGTCGATGTGCGGGTAGGGCTGCGTGCTGGGGCGGTTGATGTCTGGGTTATAGGTATCGAGCGCACGCAGTGCGGCACGTAGCTGCTCGGTGGCTTCCTCTCGCCACCGGCACGCGGCACCCGACTGCGAGTTGCGGAGTTCCTGGTCTGCGGCCTTGACGAACGTGGTAGCGAAGGCGCAGGCGGTGAGTAGGGCGGTACGATGGGATTCGGTCATACTGCTACCTTCGTGTATGGATATAGGACGGGGTTGCTCTTGATGTTTTGGCCGAAGTAGCGTCCCACGCTGTCGGCCGTCACAAGGCTTCCGTGAACATCTGGCGGAACATTCGCGTAGTGGTATTCGGATGCAGCGCTGAACTTTCCCGGCAAGAAGCGGATACCCAGAGTCGATGTGTCGGCATCGTAACCAACCTCTGAAATCTGAGACGATTCAACGGTTTGCCAGTTCATATAATCCTTTCTCCTTGTTGGCCGTATAGCGACGGCGTTTGGCTTCCTCTGCCGCGATGCGCTTGAACTCGGGAGTCTCAACCCGCATCAGCGGCACAATGAAGCGATTGAACGATTCGAGACTGCAACACTCGACGATAAGCTGCCTCCAGACGTGTTCCATCAGTAGATGATCTTCGTGTGTGGGATCTTGCCCTGGGCGATGGCCACGACGAGCTTCTTTGCATTAGCATCGGAGATGCCCAATGCAACGACGGCTGCTATCGCCACCCGGTAAATCTCAGTCTTGTGTGCGGTGCTGTCCTCTCTGGCTTTGGTAGCGGCATCCTCCGCCGCCTTCGCGTCCGCTGTCCGCTTCTGCTCGGCTGCCACGGCGCGTTCCGCTGCATCCTTGGCATCCTGCTCGGCTTTGACTGCGCGAGCCTCGGCTGCCTCGGTGTCGCGTTTGGCCTTCGCCTCGCGCTCTGCGGTATCCCGCTCGGCCTTCTCGGTCGCTTCGCGTGCTACCCGCTCGTCGCGTTCGGCCTGCTCCTTTGCCTGGCGATCCTTAGCCTCTTTGGACTCGCGGACGATGCGTTCGGCCTCCAGTTTTTTGAAGGCAACCTGCTGCTCCTCGTGATTCTTTGTCTCTGCAAGAATTTTGCTGAGACGCATGGAGGACGCATCGTTCGACGTGCCAAATCGTTCGGCAAACTCTTCCCAATTGCGTAGCGCAAACTCGTCGAGCTTGGCAATGCGGCTCTCGATCTCCGCGACAGTGGCCCCGAAAGGTACGTTGCTGAGTTCGATAACATCTTTCAACGCCTGTTCGTGAGCCTCAACGCGGGCCTTGACTGCTTCCTCGTAGTCCGTGAGGGGCTTGCGGGCTTGATCGCGTAGAGCGGTAAGCGCTTCCTTCATCCGCTTGCGCTCGGCGTCGATGTCCGTCGCCTTGCGCTTGATGTCCATGCTGAGATTCTTCCCGTAGTCCTCCAGCCGTGCCATCGAACTGGAAACCTTGCGGGCAAGAGAAGCAATCGCCTTGCGTCCCTTTTCGCAAGAGATGTCGGGCTGAAACTGCTCCACCTCTTTGCGGATCAGGCTGATGATTTTGTCAAGGCCGTTCGGAACGAACAGTTCCGACGCCTTCTCTTCTGGGGGAATGATTTCCCCGATGGGTGTTCCAACGATGATTTCGTCTTCGATTATGCCGTTCATGGCTACGCCTCCTGAGCGTTTGCGGTGGTTATCATGCTGTCGAGTTGCGTCTTGATTGCGGTCCAGTCGTGGCCCTTGCTCTCGCAGAACTTCATCTGCTCGTCGGGTGTCCAGTCGAGCATGGCAAAAGCTGCCTTGACATCTTGGGGCATGAGCGGGGCTTTGAACCAATCGAGGATGGCGCTGTACTTCCGGGCGGGGATGAGGCTGCCGGCCTTTTGTCCGACAAACTCATAGAGTTGCGCGGCCTTACGCTCGGTGCGCTTCAGTTCTTCCTTGATGTGCGCGGCCTCCTCGTTAGTGATGGGGGTAGCGTCTTCCAGGACTGCGGCGCGAGATGCGGCCTCAGTGCGTTGCTGGGCTCCAGTAAGGTCTTTGCCGCGTTGTGCTGCGTTCTTGGATACCTGGGCATCCTCGTTCTCTTCTGGCGCAACACCAGCCAACCCGCACAGTCCTTGCCGACGCGCATACGAGTGTTCCGCGCCGAATGTCTGGGGATCATTGTTCGGACCGAGTGGGATGCCGTCATCGTTTGCCCACTGGCCGGACGAGTGGTGCAGTTCGGTTACGAGATACATCCGGCCTTCAACACGACGGATTGGTTGGCGTACGCAGATCTCTTCGGCAGTGAGGCACGGAAGAATGGCGGTTAGCACGTCGGCAAGATCGGCGTAGGCATAGTCGTAACTGTATTCCTTGCCGCTGCCCTTAGCTGTCCCTTTGACGGTGGCCTTCCTGGT